TGGATGTGCATTAATTTCCAGTGGTCGCAGACCTTCCAGAATACAGCTGACCAAACAACGAGTTCGGCCTTCGAGATACCTTTGTAAGTAGATTCTACACGAGCCGTGTAGCAGACGAACGCCGTCTTATTTTTCAGGCTAAGTCTGTTAACCGAAATTAACGAACTCTGGTAGCAAGTCAGACTGGCGTCATAAAGCATATTTTTCCATTGGGTAACATTCAATGGTGTACCACTTGAGCGAATGTACAAGCAGGTAGGGGCGACAATTGAATCGCACGCCTCTAAGACAGAGAGGAGGGTCACTTTTGATTGTGTGGCAAGATAACTAACAATGTTGGTTAATTTTTCACCCTCATTGGTCACACCAGTGCGCAGAGCAGGAGACGGGTGGGAGTGGGACCCAGTTTTTAAGAACGTTGGAACTCCGCAGTTATGCGGTAAGTGTGGAAGCGTTTGAGTTGGTAACGGAGGCGACGGCATACTGTGTTCGGTATGCGGGTGGGGGAATAAATACGACGGTGTATGAACATGGCCTGCGGGCTCAGAGTGTGAGTGGGTGTGGTTTGTTGTAAACGATGAGTGGATGGGGACATGAGTGTGTTGATGAGACATTCTATATATATATTCAACATAATAAATTATTACAAGGGTTTTTTAAATACTTTAGAATTAACAACACCTAGTGGATTGAAAGTACTGATATTTAACACATTTGTTATAAGTTTTTTACCTGAATTGGACATATTTTGTGGTAATTCTAATGGAACTGGTGTATAGCTTACACGATCTTTGTAAAGATTATAAGTTCGTATATTTGAAATAATTGTTTTAACGCAATATTCTAACACAGTCTTATTTAAACTATTTGTTTGCTCTGTAACATTTTCGTCCAAATTTTTACCAAACTGTAAATAAGTAGATTTCATTATAATTCTTAATTCGCTAAGACTCTGAGTCGCTATAGAGAAACCAGCTTCCGATAAGACTTGTTGGCGTATAGAATGTTGTATAAAATTAGTATTTTTTTTTGAGAAATAATACCTTTGCAATGCGTTCGATTCATATATTGTGGAAACTGGTGTATCCAAGGCCTTTTCGTCGTCCTTTTCTAAAAAAAAGGGATATGGTTTCATATTACTTGTTAGTAAGTCCAACCTACCGTTTGGTACAGGGGTATTAATAGTGTTCATTATAATATAATAAATATATTAATTTTATTATTAGTATTTGCAATAGAAACACAACATTGACGTCAATTCTGTTGGATAAACGTCAGTTTTGAGTAATAACATTATTTCATATGACCTATATAAAAACAAGCAGCAATTAAGTAGTTTTATCCGCGAAGATACCTACAAAATAGTATATACTATATATATAATAGTCTCTTTTTAAAAAAGAAATGTTATATCGAGAAAAATATATGAACCTTTATCTATTATCATATGATATTTAAAATTTTCTCTACAATCGCATTAAATATGTTATACTATAATAATGAATTATACTGACTCTAATAATGACGATGAATTATTAAACTTTATATCCAAGAAACAATTGGATAAAGAGCCTACTTTCCCACCTCAATTAGTTTATTTTTACAGCAAGGCTATTAAAACCGCACTCATAAATACGTATCGCGAACAAAAGGACATTGGGATGGCATTTCATTGTGCCAATATTATCAATAGTATTTTCATGTTGATCTATAATTTTTCTTTAAATATTAAATTGTCAATTTTTATATGCGAACGTTCAATTTTATTATTTAATGAATATATTAATATTTCCCAAAGCTACAACTCTGATAAAATTAACATAATGGATATTAAACAATTTATAATTAATAAAAGTATCGGACCTGTTAAAATTACACAAGCGTGTACTTTACTAAATACCTACGACCCTCTCTTAAGAATAATTAAAAATTTTATCTGTGCCTTCTTTAAATCGCGTATCGAAACCCAGAGGCCCATGGAAGAGATAAATTTTAGTATAGAAAACGCGTCGCGTATTCTATCATCCACATATGTAGATTTATACGATAGGGGTCTTTCGGATTTTTTGGATGATGAATTCACTAAATTACTAAATATAAATGATAGTGTAGTTGATAGTGCGATCCACTTAACAAAAATAAAATCCGAAATTTTATTGTATTTAATAAAAAAAACGCCAGTGGCACAGTCCATCGATGAGGCGGAAAAAATTATTAATAACGCTCAGATAATAGCACCCCTGTTACTCGCTTTTAAGGACGACGAGAATATCCGCGAAAATGCACATTTCAAAAATATAATAAAAAATATATAAACGCAAGAATACTATTAATTATAATGCCAGAATCATCAGAATCAACCTCTCCACAATCACCATTAAAGTATTTTTTATCGGGTATAGGCGTTGGCGTTTTAGCAGCAGTTTTTTATCAACGAGTACTTGCCCAAAATACCCAAGAACTCACGGTAAAAATTTATCAGGATATCGACGGTAAGCAAGTATTGAGTCAATATTTTTATGATAGTGACAGTAAGGTCCTGCATTTCAAAGAGGTCCTGAGTGACGTCCATGTAACTATAGTTAAAAATCGTATGGTCATTTTCGATGATGCTATGTTTTCGGGTCAATCCATTATTTTGACGAGGCAGAATATTATATCGTAAATAATCCAATGTCGGAAACGACTTGGTTTCAAAATTTTGTTGTTGTTGGCATGTTTTTCTTAAGAAATTTTTAATATATTTGGTAAAACAATATTAAGATCATTTATTAATCTTAATTGTGTTATTCTATTTAACTTTACGGTTTGTGAATTCTTTAGACTGGCGGAATGAAAGTTACCCTACTAATATTGTCAGCTACACCAAATATTTGTTTAGCCTGTGTATAAAACATGTCTTCGACTGGGGTTTCGCCAGCAGCTTGCGCCAGAAGGGTCGCGTGAAACCACGAATTTCTAAAAAGCGAATTTTTAGTGATTGATACGCTTACGCCAGTGTCTGTGTCTACGCTTGGGTCGGTACCTGTGTCTTCCATTGGGTGTCCTGTGTAGTACTGAAACCACGAGGTATCGTCTATTATTTCACTAGGGTTTTCGTTCATAAGAATATCACCGATTCCATCCGACATTAGTGATATTGGCCCTGTAATTTCAAACTGCTTACTATACGACGGTATTGCGCACCATTTGGGAAGTTGGTCGTCGCCCATATTAGACCATGACGCCAGACGCGGCTTAAACTCAAATGGTGTAGTCAACCCTTTAAAATCTCGCCAAGTATAGGTCCGGCACACTTCTTTAGCAATATCACCCCGGACGTTCGATTGAAAATACCTATTCACCCCGTCGATACTGGAAGGTACTGGGTTCACCGTAACACCGCCGCTGGCACCAATGGTATGGTATGGGAGACTACTTGCCTGTCCAGAATTAGGCACTGGTGCGTAAAATGTTTTATTTCCCGAGCCAATGAGTCGCTTGACAGTCGCTGAATTTAAGCCGTCGATCCCAGGCTGTGAGAAAACAATATCGTTATGAATCATAAATGAGTCTCCTACATTATACAGACGACCCTTCCAAGTTTTGCCGATTTGGACGATGGCCAGAATAATAAGAGTGGTTCCTCCTGAACCTGTAACTATATGACCGTCTCCATTCTTCCAAAAACCGGGGATTTCGTCTCCGGTACTATCTACAAGTGGTTTCCAACCCTTTGACTTGAAAAAAGCTTTTTTACCTTGTAGAATTTTATCGTAAATATGGGCGTACAATCGCTGTCCCTCGAATTCTGTATCGTATATTACTTGAATATCGTCCCCAGTCAACTTATCGAGTTCGGTATGGGCAATTTGGGAAACTGTACCCCCAACATCGTATCGGTGCCTGCAATTGGAACGACCGTGCCCATCCGCACACCACATAAGGTGAACTTTTTTCCCAAGGTTATTTTTAGCAGAAACATATCCGACGCGGTCTTGTTGAAACGAATTCCCAACCCCCTTGATTTGGTTTGTGACGATCATTGGTTCGCGATATGACGTAAAGACTCTTCTTATTAATTGAATCTGGTTATGGGACAATCAAATTTGTAACCGGGCTCATACTCGAATTCTATGGTATAAACAATATGAATTGTTAATTTGATATTTATTAAAGTATGCTACTACTATATTAAGAAATTAATATGTCCCAGTATAACTCCACCATCACCCCACTGGTAAACCAGATTAAAAGTGGTTTGGAACCTGCGATTTACGCAGTGGATACAGTTTCCACCGATTTCTTCAGGGCGGATCGTGATGATGGAACCGAGAGTGGTTCTCGAGAGTGGGCCAAAGAGTTTTATTTGCGTAATAGCACTTTCTTGAGACAGACAATTCAAACCACAGACGAATTGCGGTATTTCTTTGGCGTATGGGCGTCGAGTACTGCAGCCACCGATTTAGTAAACTTGGTCGGTCACCGTCAAGCTGGTCAGGTTATCCATGCACTCGTTGTGGATGGCAGGGTATTTCATACGAAACACCGCACCTTGCTGGGGAATAGGTCTGTCATATGGAATTCTCTAAACCCCGATTCCCCCAAGTGCGACTCCCAACAATTCACAGATCTTGATATCGAAACTCTCGCTAGTGTAGACGACCTTGAAAATTACTCCAGAAATTTGGCAAAAAAGTTCTATACTGATAATATTGGTTTTCTCAGAGGAGCCATTCGAACTCAACAGTCACTCAGTTATTTCTATAAGGTTTGGAGTACCTCTAAAAAACTTGATGATATGCCTTGGAATCGTCATGACAGTACAGCACACCCCATACGCGATTTTAGTTATAGCGAATTTAAGCAGGTCCTTGGGGCGTTGTGTAATGACGGACAAGTGTGTCGCGTCATCAAGCGACCTGGTAAAACCTCCTCTATTCTTTGGGAGAACTTTCGATCCTTAAACCGTAAATGTCCCACAGTCAAGTAGCTATGTGGATAAGTGCCTTTCAATTCTGTTAAAAATATATGCTTATATAGTAATTTATGAATTCTACGTGTCGACAGGCGTATAATATTTTTTGCGAACATAATCGCGGGTCTCACCATGAGTCGGTTCAGTATTTGTTAGACTTCATGAAAATATATACAAAAAAACCCTCAATATCAACAACCGAATACGAATTATTGGGGTTATATACCTATAACTGTGTTGGTGCATTAGAATTAACAAAATATGAAATAAATCTATTATTACAGGGTCTGGCTAAATTAACAGTTAACTACACGCTTTTAAATTCTCAAAATATGAGCTTTATATTTCATTCAATAACAAAAAAAATTGTAATCCCCCACTAATGAGAGAACACGCGGTTTATGGGTGCCATTACTACTTTATACTGTTTAATGTGGCGATAATGGTCTCTTTAAAATGGGCTTGGGACTTTTTTAGTTCATTAAAATGAGTATCCTCACGATATATCTGCCCTGGAATTTCCAAACCATTTATCGTAATAAATCGTTCGAACATTTTAGTGAAAAATTCAATCATTTGAGGGATGACTTGGCGGATGTGTGCAAGACGTTTTTTGCGCGTTTTTTCTCCCTTTAGAGTTAATATACTACTGGTCCTTGGTCTGGAAAAGCTATTATCCTTAATGATAACGGACAAATAAGTATCTACATTTTTAGAAGTATTATTTAAAAAATGCAGGCAAAAGTCGTATAGATTATATGTAATTTCATGTAACGGTACAGCTCCTTGGAACATAATGATACGATTTTTAGTAATTTGATTAAAAGTGTATGGGTAAAAATTTATAGTACCTGATTGACTCGACAGTACATATTGAACTATATCGTCATTCATTGTATCTACCTTACATGTACACGTATTCATTAAATCAAATTTTTCGACGAATATTTATTAAAAGCTTTACTTTAATAGTTAGACACTTTTGTGTATGGACATCGATAATAATACGCGGATTCATGGTATGGTGGGTATTGTAATCCTTAATCCACTCAGTAAAAATTTTTTTAGCGGCTGATATTTTTGTAGGACCCCAGGATTCACTCGTAATATCAATAATACATGTCCTCCCATTATGCTGCCTAATTAAATTACCGAGGGTTGGTGCGTTTACCCAACGGGGGTTAAAGCGAATCAAGCATAGAGACGAGTCTGTTGATAAACCAGTGGTACTTAAGATTGTATAACCTATAAATAAGTCGTTATCTTGAATAGCGTCCGCACTGGACTCGCCAGTCACCTTACCACCATTTAGTATATAGATAGGGGTGACTTTTTCTATAGTACGACTATTAACGAATTTTAGTAATTCTGGATATTTCCAAGTCATCTTATTTATAAAAAAATTGATATTGCGGATAATATCAAATTTTTATACATAACACCCTGCTTCTAAATCCACTTAAAAAAGACACCGCACCTATATTAGTCTAATGGAAAGCAGACTATCCGACGACGTGGCGGCAGAGAGGGATATTAAAAGTGAGTTGGCAAACTGCTACACAAAAATACATACGTACCGAGCACTAATTGCGGCCGAATTAAACAAGGTCCCACCATTGGAGAAGGCGTTGTATGCTAAGTGCAATCACGTATTTGTTAGAGACCCCAGTGCAATGAGCGACGATTTGTATAAATGGCAATGTACGGAGTGTCAATTATACCGGACTCAATATTAATTGGACTATTCGGTTTTAACTATATTTTGAATACCCATAAGCGATAGTCCTATCGCTAAACCAATTCCTAAAATAATATTGTTATACATATATTGGTCGACGACACTTACAATACTGAATAAAATAGTGATCCCGATTATAAACAAGGCTCCAGCAAATAGGGGCGAATCCGAATCTTGCTGTATAAATTTATTTAGACTCATTACCATAAACAGTACTGCCATAATAACGAATGTTTTTACCAAAGATTTTGAGTAATTCACAAATCCATTCTCGACTTTGTTTCCGGACGATTTTTTATTGCAAATATTTTTAGCCATATTATATTAGTGATATATATTTAATTGTCTATTAATTAATTAACCTGTACTCCCAGGTTTATTGATTAACGTGAATCATTCCCAATTTAAGTGGGACCGTCTTTTGCAAGTGAGGTTGATAATAGTTACTATATTAGTAACCCGTTAGGGATTACTACAATATTGTGTCGAAAAGGGTTAGACACAGCATTGAATACTCCAAGAATTTAAATTATTAAATCTTAAAGTTGTTCGATATTAGTTTCTGACGAAACTGGGCCCTCCAAATGAGGTACCACCGTTAAGTACATTGAAAACTAATACAAATGATTATGCGAATGATTATACTACTAAATATACTACTAATTATACTATTAAATGATTATGCGAATGATTATACTACTAATTATAATATTAAATGATTATGCGAATGATTATACTACTAAATATACTATTAAATGATTATGCTACTAATTGTGAAATGATTATGCTACTGAGTGTGCTAATGATCATACTACTAATTGTGCTAATGATTATACTACTAATTGTGCTAATGATTATAGGATTATGAAATGATCATAAACCTTTATGCTATTTTTGTCGGGGCAAACTCTTATTAGTAAGTCCCCTATTTTTGAGCTAATATATAGGTGAATAGGAAATCTCTATTACACTAATATCCAATATAACAGTTTGCGTGTTCTATATATATTAGCTGTACACAAACTTGTATTATCTATTATAGGTGTAGAGTTTATTTTTTCCTTATTAATTATGCTAATTATTATAGGATTATGAAAATGATCATAAACCTTGTGCTATTTTTGTCGGGACCAAACTCTTATTAGTAAGGCCCCTATATTTTTGAGATAATATATATATTTAAATAGGAAATGACTGTTGCATTAATATCCAATATAACAGTTTGCGTTGGTCTATATATTAGCTGTACGCAAACTTGTATTATCTATTATAGATACAGATTTTATTTTTCCCTTATTAATTAATTATACGAATTGCTTTATGTAATTATAATTGAAGCGGTCGTTGAATTAAATAAAACTCCATTTTCTTTAAAGTTATTGGAAAAATCATTTTGCTCACGGTAAGGCCGTGAGTTATCCGTAGTTTAAAATCGGGTATATCAAAATTAAGGGGGGCTTTGATAATAACATAACGTAATAGTATTTTTGATATAAAGAGTGAGTTAACAATGTCGCCCAAATGACAATCATCTAAAAAAAGTTTAACCGTGTGTTGTTTATAGTATTCGGGTCCACCCCACGGAGGGTCGATAAAAATAACGTCTTCCCTCAGGTAATTTTTAACTTCTAAAAATGAACAATTAAATAATTTGTACTTCGTATTGATTGGTGGTTTTATCAGTATATTTTTCTCTAACATACAATACCGAACTGTGTTTAGTTCAACAATATTAACATTGGTGAACGATGGATTAATTAGAAACGGTATAGTATTTCCACCAACGGACGCCGTGGCGTCTGTAATTGAAATTTTATAGTTTGGTGGAAACAGTGAAATAATTTTCTTAACTAATTCTTTAGATATTCTGGCGGCGGTCAACGAGAATAATGCCGTTTCGTCAACCTGAAAGGTTTTTTTCTCACTATCTGTATAATTAGTTACCCCACCTTTTAATAGAAAGCGTTTTTTACTAATTATATTTTCCATGTTATATTCTAATGTAATTTAAGTAGGTATTGTTTAAGTATTTATAGATATTAGCAGTGTATACAAGCCTATAACACGATTAACAGTTTAGGAGTAATGGAGGTGTTCTGGTTACTTACTTACCTTTATTTTTCGCTTCTTTCGACGGTATTGCTTAATTATGGTGTTCATAATGACTCCCAATCTATTTTCTCCTACCCAGAATTTTTGATCATATTTTTTTGGAAGATTTCCACCCCAAAAAGTACCTGAGCGCTCAAAATGATATAGATCACGATTGTATTTTTTAACTTTAATCATAATTTTTTTAAATTCTAAATCCTGTTTAAAGCGGGATTTGATCCCAGTCGTCATCAACTCTATTCGACGAGAATTCCATTCAGTAGTATTAAAACTGGTTAATCCCAAACGTTTCATCGCGTTGGCACCCCCTTGTGATTTAGCCAACATTCCCCATTTATTACTAGGTTTAGAATCCGACACATCGAACTTGCCACCTTTTAGAAATTTAGCGAATGTTGTCTCGAGAATATTCAGGGTACTTGGGGTTACATTAACATGATACTGTGGTAAAAATTTTTGTGCTTGAAAGTAATGTTCTATAGTTGAATACGAATTCTCATCTATAGTGACTGACCCATCGTCAGAACGTATTTGTGAAAAATTAGATAAATACCGCAACTCGTCACTCGAGAAAATATCCGAAGCCTTTGAATCGGAGTAAAATTGGACATGTTTGGCGGAATCCCACTCAATCGAAATGTCTTCAGGTGGGACGTTTACGGATGTCGACATCGCTCTATCGATCATGGTCATTTCGTCCTCTTTTCGAGGTTCAAATTTATTTTCGATATGCATATGCGAATAATTGAAGTTTTTACAAACTCTATAGATTTTAATATTTTTGCCCAATGTTGGGCGCTCGATTTCAACAATTTCATTATTTCGGAAGTTCATGTGTTTGGACATTGGGTCGTTATACATTATATATGGCAACTGGTCTACTGACGCAATCATTAGGCGCCCCAAAAGCTCGGAATATGATTCGGTGTATTTGGCGTGCTTGGGTACTAATACATGATCCGTAATACTAATTAAAAATTTACAATAGTCGAATATGCGAATGTGCGGATTTTTCGACTCATAGTTGTCAATAGCTTCGATATCGGTTTCACTTAATTTCGAATATGCCAAAACAAATGTTATGTTGTCATAGTTAATATTAAAACCATTTCGCTTAACAACCTCACTGGAATATTTCGTAAGGCGTTTAAAAAAACTTGCACCCGCCTTAAAGCGGCGTCCATCGCTCACTTGACTATGACCTTTGTAAAAAAACACATAGTCACGCTGTGTCGGAGTACTAATAAGCATATCCAGTATACGACTTTCGTCTTCGTCGGTGACAAATTCGTTAATTTTATATTCGAGGATATCGTTGTATTCTGTGGGAGGGATCATTGCGGTATCGTACCCTCTATCTAATAACATTTTTCCAATATTTGGCATGATTCGAATTAATTTATTTTTAATTTCCATGGGCTTTAATTATTTATAATTGAGATATTTATTTGTAGTTTTTAACTACCGTCTGGATCTTCTATACGAATTAAATCGGCCGATACTATCATAGAACATAGCCTCCTGAAGCTCGCGATTACAGGCGTGCGTTTGTTTTTTAAAAAATTTATTACACGTCGGGCATGTATTATTATCGACCAACCAGTGCTGTATACACTTCGTATGATATATAGAAAGACACTTACACGTTAAAAAACACATTTCAGTATTTATTATTTCTAAACATATAGGACATTCATTCATTATAGTTAATGTGTTTTTCTGTTTAATATTTTATAAATGCAGTATACATAATGCGTTATTTTGATATAAAAAAAGCACTCAGCAAGCTATTATTTTGTTCTACACAATGTATTTGTATCCGAAGGTGGTTACGTTGCAGGAAGAGGCATACGGAATTTTTTGACGTACCCGTAAATATGAACAGGCATCCTATTTTTGACCTAGAGAGCGGAGAACTTTAGAAACGGTGATATTGTTGCGTGCTTCGGGAGCGACGTAGTCCAAATCTAAAAATTCGAAGATATCCCGTTCAGTTTTAATGCTGGTCTTATGAATCTTTGACTGAATCAGTGCACTAGATATTGGTATCTTGGTAGTCTTATGACTCAAGGTGTATTCATTTAGGGAATAGCCTAACGTCAATGCATGGGACCGCATTGACGAATTAAACCCACCCGAACCAGTGAAATATAATTGTGCAAAGGCATATGTTTCTGGTTTAGTATCGATAATATCTAAATGCCGTGCGGTCGTGAATCCTAACGCCGTGAGACGAGAAATTCCCATAAATTTCTTGACACCATTCGCAAGCACCTCTATAATTATCTGTTTTTCTTGTAAGCGCTTAATTAGTTTATTACGTAATTCCCCAGTATCATATTCCCCAGGAGAATCCGAATTCGCAGTTATCATAATATCAATATCGCCGCTGGATTCCAGTCCTCGCCGATACGAACCGTTTATCGACATTTTAATGTTTAGTGAAACTTCAGAACATGTTTCTAATAGAATATCCCTGTAGGCATTTATTTCAGCTCGGGGTATCCGAATATTTAATTCGTTAAAATACTTAAGACCAATCGCCTGTTTTTTATTTAAAATATTTGGGGTTTTTTTAAATTGTTTACATAAGTCCGTCAATGTAATTATTCCATGACTATTGTACAGTTTTTTGGCATTCGCAGGACCAATGGCATATATTTTTGTTAAATGCATCACTGCTTTCAGTTCAGGCCTTACCAAGGCGTCTATGGATTCCTGATTTTTCCCAGTTTCCAAAAATTCAGCGGTAATTACCTGAATTTTGTTTGGTTTAGCCACACCCGACCGTATAAAATGTTGCTTCATTTCCTCTACATTTTTAATATGTGTGGTTGGGAATTTAGATACAATATTCAACATCTTCGTATAGCTTCGTACTTTAAATCCTGCTGTAGAAACATTATCTAAATTGGTTTTATGCTTTAGTATTAAAATATTTAGAATTCCTACAAGGTCCGCTATATTACGTTTAATAATAATTTTTCGTCGAGGCATTATATGGACAACGAGTCTTTGTATATCGTATACAGTATGTATATTTAATCAAATTTTTTAGGTATGGTAAATGACCCATGTAATAAAAATTTGATTATAATTAACCACGGATTTAGCCATACAAAAATATTCGCTATGTGCAAGATTAAGAACTTACAACGTCTTACTACCAACTGTGCTTTGGATTCCGATTGCCAAATGATGGTGGGCGCAATGATTGTCCGGGGTAGTAGGGTTTATTCCACAGGTTTTAATAATAAGCGGACAACCTTTTTAAATATGCGCGACTGCTCCCAGCATGCGGAGATGGCAGCCGCCAGTCATTTTATTAACACTGTGGTGAAAAAAAATCCAAAAAAATACTGTTTTGTACGGGAAGAATAAGCACAAAAAGACGCGGGGGCGCTACAATCTGTCCAAATTTACAGTTTGGTGTGTGCGAGTTTCTCAAAAAGAACGCTGTATGGATAATGAATTTGTGTCTAATTTAGCCGCGGGACCATGCATAATTTGCCGGGAACGTCTGAAATTATTAGGATTTGGTAAAATAGCCTTTTCCAATGAAATCGGTGAAATTGAAATCCATAAATTGAAGGACTACAAAAAAATACATATTACGAATAATCATAAGCGCTTTCTGGGAGATGACAAGCTGACTACTGTAAAAGCAATTACGCGTGGGTTAAAGTGTGTTAAATTAATTTAAGTGGTTTGAATAGTTTTCAGAAATTTTATGAGTTTTTTATTATTTCGCCGGGCAGTAAGTGAGTATTTACCATGACGAGCATTCTGAATTTCGTCAAATATTGTATTGCCATAGTAGTTCGTAATATTAAGATTGGCACCAGCGACTAATAGTAGTTTCATTATTTCAACTCCCATATCATCACTAATAACGGTATTTGAACCATAAAATTCCACGGCGGGGTGCTCTTTTAAATCCCCCACTAAATAGTATAGACATATTGGTAATGGGGAATACCAGGTATTCATTTTTCCAGCATCATTAATATAATTTTGAATGCCGATCGCTTCGTCGATGCATAATTGCACGTTTTCAAGGAAACTCTGCGGTTCTTGTGCCAACAGTTTAGGACTTAGTGCGTCATACAAATCGTCTCTCCGTATATATGTCATTTTAATAAATAATCTTTATGAAGTATTATTTATCAAATTTTTAAGTATTGGTGTGCGAATTAGTAGCCGTCGGAATCGGACTCTTCGGATTCGGATTCGGATTCTTCGTCGGCGGCCATAACCATGCTCTTAATATGCCCCAAGTGTTTTGCCGTTTCGTCAGGTGTTTGGTCTTGTAATGGGAACGGGTGGTATCGCCCCTCGAAATAATATTCGACATGCATACCGTCGGTATTTTCGACCACTATAAATAACTCTCTATCGGAGTTTCCCTTTGTATTTTCCAAACCTAAAATTCTACCGTCCAGAGTGATATAATAAAAACCCTGATGATCATCTTGGTATGTGTGATTGGCGGCTACGTCCAGAGAGAGTTCACCTGTTATAGACTGCTCCAATAAGGCTTCCAAATCAGCTTTGAACTTATCTTTAGCCCCACTCGATATAAATCGTTGGTTGGGTTTGTTTAGAAGTGCTAATTGGGCTTGCAATCTTTTCGCAGTTTCCGCGGCCTTCTGTAACGCTGCGTCCGCTAATTTTACAGCCAACCGTTCCTTTTCTGCCATGGCCTCTGCTAAACCCGCCGCGTTATTGGCTTGGCGTGCTAATTCAAATGCTTCGAGTGCCAATCGGTGATTTGTTTCCATTAGAAGGTGTTCCTTCTCAGCTTTTGATTGGGCTTGGGCTTGGGCTGCATGCGCCACGACCAACTCCTGTTGTGCCAATTTTAAAACTGATTGCTCATGTTGTTTCTGGATCTCTAAGTCTCCAGTAGAGGCTTTAAGTGCGACTTTCACTGCGCGAAGTTCCTCGGCAGCAGCTTCGTGAGCGGCCGTTGCAAGTTTTTGGTGCTCGTCGGCCAATCGCGCGTCTTCCGCAACCTGGGCCGCTTGTTCAGCGATTTTAGCACTCTGAGCGAGTTCCAATTTCTCATCATCAGCAATCTGGACCGATTGTTCAGCGATTTTAGCACTCTGAACGAGTTCCAATTTCTCATCATCAGCAATCTGGACCGCTTGTTCAGCGATTTTAGCACTCTGAACGAGTTCCAATTTCTCATCATCAGCAATCCGCGCCGCTTGTTTGGTGATTTTAGCACCTTGTTCTTTTATAGCCTCTTCGCCAGAAATTTCGGATTTTTTCCAGGTATCGCGATCTTTTCGCATGGCGTCATATTGTGCTTCCCAAACCCTGATTGTATTTCGCGCCTGAGCCAGTTCCTGCGTTAAAATATTGTTGATCGATTTATGCTCGGCTGCTGATTTTGCGTATATTAAGCAGGCTGAATCAATTTCAAAATTACTCTCGCAGACGCACTTACCACCAGCGGCACATTTGCACTGCCATTCATCTAATTTATCTTGGTCAATAGATAACTTAGCTACTGTTTCTTGTGCCACAGACACCGTCTCGTCGGTCGTCGCTGCGGGAGGAGCGGCCCCGCCCACCGAATTCCACTCTGAGTTTCCACCATAAAATGCAAAAAAATCTTTGTGTGAAAAATTGCCTGTTCCATCGGGAGATGGTCGTTTCTCAACCATAGTAACCTCTGGTAAAGCACCACCGTGTCCAAATGAAAGAAATTTTTGTAAAATATTCACACCTTTCATCGAGGCGATATTGTAGTGTTTCAGACTCACGGGATCTACTATTGTAGAGTACATAATATTATATATAGTATATAATAATTTTATACTAATACTCCAAAATATTTTAGAGCACATAATGAAGCATGTTGTTGGGCCTCCTGTTTTTTCTTCCCGAGACCACGCGAAGTAATCCTGCCATTTTTATCGAGAACACCCTCTGTAAAAATTCTATTATGGGGTGGTCCTTCCACCGAAATAGATATATACTCTGGTGTAATTTTAAATTCTTTCTGGTAATATTGCAGTAGTTGCTCTTTATAATTTTCCTCTTTCAATAAGAGAACTTCAAAATCGATAACGTTTTCTATAATATTTTCAATAAAGGCATTTGCAATTTGCCACCCAGGCCCGATCAGTCGTTGATTACCCAAATTATGAAGTACCTCCGAATACACCGGTGTGTCGTTTTGATCTAAAAACAATCCACAAATAAAGGCTTCCATGACATCTTCCAAAATTCGGTCATTAGTCCTTCCAGAATTGGTGTTTTCCTCCACTTGTTTTGAAATGATTAGGTGTTTTGGCAAATCCAAATATTTAGCAAATTTAGCCAATGAATTCTTTCGAACTAATTTCGTTTTAAGAACCGTTTTAAATCCTTGATCGCGGTCGGGATATTTCCTACAAATGTAAAAGGCTACGCTCATATCTAATACGCGATCCCCCATAAATTCGTGATTTTCGTAGTTATTATTCTCCTCGAACAAGTCAAGGACGCCCGGAGGTTTTTTAGCCAAAGAAATATTATTATGGACGTCTTTTTCAAAAATATGTTTTTTTACATATGATGGGTGGATAAACGCCGTTTGATAATAGCTTAAATCGTTAATAGTAATAAACTCGCGTGAATTAACAAATCCAGCCTTCGTAAATATTTCATGGACGTCATCTTCGGTTAACAGGACATTATTCGGGTTCCAAGGATTAATTACGACATTGTCATTGGAGCTCATTGTAGATATTTAAATGATAGGCAGTTATTATTTAATCAAAATTTTAATAAATTAAAGAAGTTAGTCTTTATATATAAACTCATGATTTTACCACTCGCTTGTTTTGAAGAATATAAGCTAACGATCCCATTTCGATTTCATGAACATTCCTTGATAAATAGTGATATTCATTATTTTATTTATTTTAAAGCTCGGTTGGAATTTCTGAGAATTGCATTATTCATGACAAGTCTCGAAGGTAACACCAAGGCGATGTACACGCCTGAGATGCTGATACAATTACGACGATATATCAAATCTATTGGTATAATAACGAATTTTATATCCAAATATTCACAGAAATCGCGAATTCCACAGCGCGATGCCAATGAATTATCTCTGGATTTAACCCCATTCACAGGCGCCACCATCAAGATTACCAATCAGCACAATACATACACCTTTACGATAAAAAATATACTGAAATTGTACAAGCACGCGTTACTGGATATAGATTCCTATTATTATTTAAATTATAAATTACCCAAGATAAAAAATCCCTACACAAACGAGCCGTTTACTTTAAAACAACATTTGATAATATTTAAGGGCATAACGACCTTTTATCTTGATATAAATAAAATGATGCCACAATTTTTAATGTCGTTCAAAATGTGTTATTTTGACAGGAGGGTATACAAGGAACGCCATTCAAATATTCTTTTTTACAATTCAATTAAAAGTTTTTTACAGGATTTGGACAAGGGTCGATTAGAGGAAGAATTTAAAACTATGCTGGCGTATAGCCCATTTCTTAACAAGTACTATTGTATCAGGTGCTTCAAAGGTATTGATATTCGACAATATTATATGGGTGCCATAGGGTTGTATATTTTAAATTCGAATGCTATATACTGCTTCGGTACATTCAAGAAAGAATTTTTATATGTAACACAAGCACTTAATATACCACACAACATTAATCATCGTAAACAACACCGACGGTTTATTGCTCGTAGGACACGCGTCGAGATGGACCGACCACCAACACCTCTACTAATTAACCACCCATTGGCTTTTTAAGACATGCGTATCCTGGTAGTTAGTGACAGCGATAATAAATTACGATAAATTTGAAGCATTAATAATTAATTTAATAAGATTAACTAATAATATGGAACCTTCGATTGAACCAACGCGTTGCCGTGCTAAACTTATTAGTAATCAAAAGAAGCAGTGCTCCCGTAAAAAAACTTTAGGTTGTAATTTCTGCGGAATACACCAAAAAATATGGACGAACCGTGGGTTAAACACTGTTAATACTCAAGTAAATAAACTACAGCCCTCTAGAATCTATAATCCTGTGTCAATTATTAAAATACAAAGATTTGTCCGAGGAGTCAAGGTGCGGCGTAATATTAATACACGCGGTATCGCAGTGTACGCACGCCACTTATGCACAAACGCCATTGACTGTTATGAATTGGAAAATATTCATACCATTCCAAATATAGACTTTATTTCATATCGAGACTCTGGCACTTTATATTGGGGATTTCATATTAAAACCATGCAGCGTTTATTAGAATATTCTTCACCAAATCCATACAATTTGGTAGAGTTTCCGACTACACTAAAACCGCGATTTACAATGCTTCGTTTAAAAAAACCCACACCCACACCGAAACTGATACACCTATCACCACGCGAGTCAGTCCAGCAATTCTGTATCGAAGTCTTTCAGAAAATAGATTCCCTCAATAATTATACAAAGTGTAGTTGGTTTCTGAATTTAAATATAATAGAATTGAAAAATTTATATTACTTTCTATTAGATTTATGGGGGTATCGCTTAAATTTATCGATCCAAGATAAGAAAAAATACATTAGTAATATGCCATTATTCGATATTAAGTATGAAGTTATAAAAACCTACAATAATTACTACCGAGTCGCGAATATCATTTTAAATATCTTTAATAAGTTGGTAACTGAGGGGGAGGAGACCTCCGACCGAGTGACGGCGTGCAACTGGATTCTCTCGGCATTGACGTTGGTAAGTGTTGATGCCAGAGTTGCCTTTCCTTGGTTATATCAAGCCGCCCACCCAACATTAAATGTCTAAATGGTGATGAATAAACTTATTAATATTGTTGTAGGTATAGGTAGATGTATCGCTTTCGGCAATATTGAAAATGGTTTTTAGTCCGGTATCCAGATTAAAGAGTTTGCGGTTCGAGGGCAATTGCAATTTTTTATCGCGGATGTATTTGCTAATTTTTCGCACAACTTCGATCCGGGTCATTTCCATATTATCGTCCACCTTTAGGAAGGTATATAGATTGGCCGACAATTTAACGGGTTTGTCAAAGCGGTGTTTGGATATTCGGGTACCACTTTTAATTAGATTTTCAACCTTAAGCTTTGTTTGTTCTTCCAATCGCCGGACCTCGTGTGGATACAATTTGATTAAATCCTTAATTTGCATAACAATTTTGGCATTTTGTAGGGATATAGCCTCGGCTTTTTGGGTTAAATCTTGAATTTTAGTCAGTAGATTGTCCAATTTAGTTTTATTTTTAAAAATACGACGTTGTTTTTTAGACATTTTAATTTCAAGCGGGGTATCGGACATTATATATATATATAGTTAAATAACCTTAAGTTAAAAATTACGCGTCATTAATGATTATTAACTATGAATTTGATTTATATGGCGAAACCTCCGTATGGAGGATGGGTTTCCTTTACCGCACACTTAGCCTTAAAATATGGCTATCCTTTATACAAAATCGGGAAACGAACAGAGTTATTAAAGAGTGGTGAACGACGATTGCGAAAATTCGGCTACGGAGTATTCTATCAAAATATATCAATTGAAGACGCACTTAAATTACCAAATGTCCTAATAACCGCGATCGATAAAAATTATTACAAATATGTAAATCAATTTTCTCCGACGACAACTCTGGTTATTCACGACCCCACCGAAGTGAAAGGCAAAAGTTGCCAAGCAGTTCTTGATGTACTTGGAATATATAAAATTATTACAATCCGGTTGTCGGTAAAAAGTTTTATCAAAGCGAAATATAATATCGACTCGGTATTTAAACCCCACCCGTTCTTTGAATACCCTACTATTAAACCAACTAAAAAACGAAGCGGGTGTGTCAGCATCTCGAGAATCGATTTTGATAAACACACTGAAGTCACATTAAAGGCTAATAAATTGTTGCCCGAAAAACAGAAAATTGATATTTATGGTGCAAAAAATGATCGCTATGTGTATTTTAAATTGAAAAAAGAGGATTTGGATTTTGAAAAACACTATAAGGGATCCTTTAAAAAATCCTTCACCGACCTGGACGCGATCCTGGGAAATAAGAACTTTGTAATCGATTTATCAGTAATTAAAAACGACGGTGGGGGTAGCCAATATACATTCCTAGAAGCAATATACCAGGGGTGTGTATTAATTTTAAATAGGAAATGGTTGACGGCGAAGGATAATATTTTTAAGGAAGGGTTTAATTGTTTGGTCGTTGAGGACGAACACGATATTAAGCGACTACTTACACAAAAACACACCAATAAAACCTTAGTAAGTCTTGCAACTAATGCGAAATTATTACTGAAACCGCATACGGACGTTTCGTGGTAAAATTAAAATAATTGTATAATATAATGCGTCTAGAAGATATCCCAGTGCTATATATAAATCTTAAACGCGACGTTGGACGGCGGACCGTATTGGAAAAGGACCTTACGGACATTCGCGCCAAGTTTACAAGAATTGATGCTGTATATGGTAAAGACTTATATGATGCTAAATATCGAAAAACCTTGGCGAAAAAACTGGGTGTATCCGAGAAAAAACTATTGCCTTCTTATTGGTTTAATCGTCGGAATTTTAAGACAATGGACAACAAGAAAGATTCGATTCTGCCGAAGGTTGGGTGCTATTTAAGCCACTTATTAGCCTATAAAACCGCGATGAAGTTGGGGTATGAAAGCGTTTTAATTTTAGAAGACGATGCCATGGCATTGTGGAACGCATTTCAGTCGTTTAGTATACCGAAAGATGCCGATATATTTTATCTTGGTGGTAGCTACTTCCATAATAAAGCCCCGTTTACGACCAAGGACCGCCGTATTGCAATCGATACTGACGTTTTAAAAATGTGTGGTACCTTTGCGTATGTTGTACCAAACGCCAATAACATTGCGAGTTTGTATAATTTATTTATGGCGGTTTTTAAAGAGGGTGGTGGGCATGATAAGACTGCTGACTGGAAAAATAATACTGGTAGATTACGGGCACAGGCCGCGGATTTTATGTTAATTAACTTTGTGCAAAAATACGGAAAAACCTACATTCATAATCCACCCATGGTAGCGTGTCGGGACTTTGTGTCGAACATTACGAACAATCGGCAAAAATATAAATTGTCCCTTTTCTTAAATGACGATCAGCAATATAAAATGATCGGGCACCGAGGACACTATAATGGATTATATAAATTATTAGATTAACTGGAATACAAGACACCTCCCATCCCGTCTTTAATTTTTAGGATATTGTAATTTCGTCCAAAGGCAAACATTTTAAACGGTTCGTCGATTTCGGTGACGCTGTTTGCGGATTTATTATAAATAAAGTTCATTGTAAAATTATTTAATTTAGAAAAATTTAAACTCCCAGTTGGTTGTGGACTGGACGGATTTATGGCAAATGAATAATAATAAAAACCTCCATTAAAATTAGTATGGCGGGAACTTGAAGACGAAAACCCCCCACATTCGTAGTGTTCAAATGGATTTAGTAAGGTATAAAATTCAATATTATCGATCTCCGTGATTTTAGAATTATTAGCAAATAATTCTAAACTTGTGGCCGTATAGGAATTATCCATATTCTTATACATTAACATATTGTCGAGCCAAGAAGGGTATACGCTTAAAATAATTTCCTTGACTGGATGATTGAAATTCAAAGTTAGCTCCCCAGCCCCCTGCGCCGCAGTCTTAGTTAATTTATTTAAATCCAACTTCCCCGAATATTGCACCTGAGTGATAAGATATTCCATATCAGCAGCAACAAACCCTTTCCGCTGCGTCGTGTCCAAAAAGATATATTCACACATTAAATACACATCTTTAAGTTCGCCATTAAATGGTGTCTTATGCCATTTATATTTATATGGTAGGGCAGCTTTACTATCCGACTTTATTGCAGTAAAATCATATACCACTGGACTGGTTGTCGCAGTATCAACAACGCCGTTTTTAATAACGACCCCCCCAGTATTGGAAGACATCGAACTGCCATGTTCATAGTAAATATTATTATCACTGTCCGCGGCCAAAGGCTGTTTTGACGCCATATTTAAAGTGGTATATGTCGCCAAATTTTCCTTCGATTTAAGTTTTAAATACAGATATACCTCGTGGTATTGCAGAGCAACCAGGGGTAGTGCCAATCCAGGATTTAAATTGAACCAAAAAATTAATGGGACATACACTCTTTTATATGAGCTATTGCCGCATTTATCAGTTAGGTTAGTATTCGACGTCGTTCCGGCGTGATATTTATCCATCATCAGGGTTTTAAACATTTCATATTTGGCGGCCGAGTAATTTAGTTGCGTCCAAATATCCATCCATTCACCATAATGACGGTCAATTATTTGACCACCGATCTGTATTTCGACGTAATCGATTAGCCGCAATCCTAATTTCGGTATGTCCAAACTATCCGTTGATATCTCAAAGACAACATACATTTGTCGTAATAAATCCCCCTTTTTATCTAATTTACATTTAATGGTTTTTCCCAATTTCTTGGTCCCTTCGAAATATTGGTAAAACCATTCAATTCCAAAATTACAATACTGACTATACACGTGTTTAAAGAATGAAATTTTTGGATTACCGCATATTTTTTTATTTTGTGGTCCAATCGCCATTAATTGAATTAATCCACCACCCATCTAATTATATAGTATAAATTAATAAATTCTTTAGGTTTATAAATATATACTTATACTTCCATTTTCCTATAATAGGCCGTGAACATTAATTGCAATACACGAGACCAGCCATTCCCCCCATTATTTTAAGCACATTATAATTAACGCCGAACACCCAAACGGTTCGATAATCTGGAGGGTCGTGATAGCAAGACGCCAGAGTGCCTTTTCCGCAAGCGCTATTGGATGAACTGCTCGAAGAATTAATAAAGAACTCTAAATCTAAAACGACATTATCGACGCGCGAAAAATTACAGCTCCCCGACGGAATATTTGTCTCAGGCGTGAGTCCAAATGAATATACATGCACGGCTTCACTTGGAATAGGCGAGCCGGTAAATTCCGACCAATTCTTATTGAAGGCCTGCAGATCCCCTGAAAAAATACTTTCAAATAAAAATTTTAATGGAGTACCTGAATGGTGTTGATAGCGTTGAGCCAAGGTAAAGTAGGAACCTGGACGTACACTAAAGCGGTCTTTACCATTTAATTGCAGCAAGGCGGATTTAACGATTTCGAAATGGCGCTTCGACTGCTCCGTTGACTGGCATGCCGACACCGCCGTATTATCAATGATCCATACCAATTCCTTTATTGGATGATTAAAGCGAAGTGGAATGGATTCGCGTTGGTTACTGGTCGATACCGAAATGGGTCCTTGGGTCTGAATTTGTTCAAATAGATATTCATGCTTGACCTTGGCGAATTTTCGGCGCTCCCCAGTATCTAAATAAATATAGTCTCCATAAATACTTAGCTCCTCGATAATATTTAGTTCTTTCGGGATAATAATCGGTATTTTATGTTCCAACGAAACTGGAGAATTAATCACTTCTAAATAGATTTTCGACGGCGAAGCTGTGAATGTATATGGTGTCTGTGGGGACACGTGGATAACTTTCTCTGTAAGCACCGTCGTAATATTCTCGGAGAAACAATTATCTTCTATAAGTTTCAAAGTCACTGCGCGATTTGACGTAATTTTTGTAATTGTTCCACTTAGGACAGTGCCATTGGTAAAGCTTTTACCAGACGCATCCCAACCAAATGCATTATTGCGAGAGCTATTGGAATTTCTCTGAAAGATATCACCGCTGGCGGTGTTTACGGAACCATTCACCGTATACTGTAACGTGTCAGATCCATACAGCGTCAGTTCGGGGAGAGGCAAAGTCTTGTTGTCACTGGTCCGACTAATCGACCCTGAATTAGCTAAATCCATATAAGCGGTTGTGTCGCCGTCCCCGAATTCCGAAGGATTTAGCGAGAAATTTAATTTAATTTCATGATACTGTAACGCGATGAGCGGTATCGCTAATCCAGGGTTATTACAGAACCAGAATTTAAGCGGTATGTAAATATCCCCGTCCGAGTAGACATCTTGGTTACGCGGCATAATCCGGGTTTTACCGTATAACAGTTGGTTGAGCATTAATTTTTTATCAATTGGTTCAGTTAAATCCGTCCATACATTTAACCAATCGCCGTAGTGACGGTCAATTGCTTGACCCCCAATTTCAATTTCAACATAGTCTAGAAAGTTGTAGCCTGCCGAAGGGTAAAAAAATTCCCCGTCGCATTTCCAACGAGAATCTACTAATTGTAATATAGCTTTGGACACGGTAAATGTTTTTCTCTTAATAACTAAATGAATATCTGATAGTAGATCACCGTGGCGCCCAATAATGACTGAAAATTTAGAGCCTTGAGTTAGAGTACCGTTGGTATTTTGCAATATTGATTCTTTAGCAAAATTCGTATGGCGGCGATACATCGCCCTAAAATATGTCATTTGAGGATTCCCAGTTAAGTAAATATCCTGCGAGCCTGTGGCTATTAATTGCATTAGAGCTCCTCCACCCATTAATTAATATAGAAACATATTATTATTATATAAAAACAACTAATATATAAATTTTTTTATATAAGTTATTTTCGAAACATTTAGTTGGAGTATGCGAGACCGCCCATGCCGCTCATGATTCGGAGAACGTTGTAGTTGACGGCGTAGACGTCGAGGACGCCAGCGTCGGACACCGATTTTAAGCGCTCGATATTTAAGACAGCGTTGTCAATGCGGGAGAAATTGCAGGTTCCCGATGGCTGGTGCTCCTCGGGTTTGAGGGCGAAGGAATACATGTAAATCTCGCCGGAGTCGACACAGTTGTTGGTGGCACCGACGGTGCGTGCGCCACTGTGGTGCTCGTATCTCTGGACGGTCGAGAAATAATCGCCATCGCGCTTGCGAAAGCGGTCGTGACCATTAAGCTGTAAAAGAGCGGAGCAAACATCATCGAGACCAGTCTTCCCGCAGTCGCAACCGGTTGAGGAAGCAACTGACTGCCAGATGAGCTCTTTGACGGGGTGGTTGAAGCGGAGTTCCGTTTGCGTGCCACCGGCGGGCATCGCGACACCGTTGTTGTACTGGACCTGCTCGATGAGGTATTCGTGACTGACCTGAGCGAAACGCCGGCGTTCGTCAGTGTCTAAGAAGATGTAATCGCACCAGACTTCGGCCGCCGCGTTGGATCCAAGCTTGCAGAATTTAATGTTAAGCTTGACCTCGTGGTATTGGAGGGCAATGAGTGGCAATGCCAAACCAGGGTTTCTGCAGAACCAGAACTGGAGTGGAATGTATGTCTTGGCCGACGCGGTACCGCAACCGCAACCGACGGCGTTGCACAGCATGTCGTTTAACATCGTCTTTTTGTCAACTGGGTGGGTAAGATCGCACCAGATCTTCATCCAGGCACCGTAGTGTTTGTCAATGACCTGGCCACCGACCTCGACCTCGGCGTAGTCGATGCAGTCGAAACCAGTTGAACCAGTTTCGGTGACGCCGGTTACCGCGTCGACCTTGAGTACTGGGGGCGACGCGGTGGCGTCGGCTGCGACGGCGGTTACCTCGGCGACGTACGTCGAGTTGCCCGTGAGCTGAACGTAAACACGGCTTAAAAGATCACCGTTACGTGCGATTGTGACTGAAACTTTGCTGTCAGATCCGACAGAACCGTTGATGGTCTGCTCGATCGATTCGACCGCGAAGTTAGTGTGGCGTCTGTAGACCACCTTGAAGAACGTAATTTGTGGATTACCCGTAAGGTAAATATCCTGTGCGCCGTAAGCTACTAATTGCATAAGTCCGCCTCCCATTTTATATATATATATACACGAGAAAATAATTTCGCAGAAATGAAACAATTAAATTAAGTTTATTTAATTTAATAAATTCATGGTTAAATTTTTAAAAACCTACTAATTATGCAGTAAATTAAGCACACCGTTTTGAAATCGTAGGACGTTATGTTTAATTAAATACGTATGCAGCGTTCCTGATTTCGGCACATTAAGGGTCTCAATCTCTAAAGTAAAATTATTATATTTATCGGTTGTTAAAAACCCACTCGACTGGAATTTAGATGGATCCAAACAAAATACATGCGAATGAATATTTAAATCATTGGTATCGGAATATTTACTGTAGACGTCGGTCCCAGAATTATTTCGAAACAGGTTTCTAGAGGACACATATGGGGTTTTAAAATAGTTAAAGCGATTTATCAGCGTCGTCTGTTGTTTATCAGTCCTACTAATTATAGGATTTCCGTTTAAAAGTAAAGTGGATTTTTCTATACATTTGTTACTATATAGATTGTTGGTAGCATTGGTATCTAGCACATTCCAAATCATGTATTTAACAAATTTTGTCCGGGGTACATCCACTTTAACCCTGGTTTTAGCTACAAAATCCACTTTATTTACAATTTCCGCCTGTTCAATTAAATATTCTAAAGAACTGTTGGTAAAGACGTCTTTTTCTTCACTGGTTAAATTTGTATACTGAACTAATAAATCTAAATTTTTAACAGTAGTTGTATTATCCCGAAGCTTTATTTCTACCACTAATTGTGGCTTATTCAGTAACCATATTGGAAACGACGATCCAGGATTCTGGGTAAACCAAAAGGGTAATGGGATAAAAAGGGTATTCGCCGTCGCGTCTTGATTAATATTCGTAAACTCATTATCACCGCTTTCGGGTGTCAGCGAAGTCATATCTAAAAATTGTTTATATTCGTCATTACTTGAATGTAATTTATGGTGCAGTACGATATAATTATAGTCGAGGGTGCTTATTATTTGATTATTATATTTAAATGTGACGGATTCTAATAGTGCGAGAGCATGTAATTTACCAGACGCGTCAGTGGAGATTGACGGGTCCTTTACATTCAGCCGCAGTGCCATTTTGCTTATTAGATCTCCTTCCAATGGAAGCCTCATTACGGTACAGCCGACATTATTAAATTTATAGTCTTTTGTCGGATAAATTATATTCCAATTTTGGGAAAAATACGTGTAATTTCGCGTCGAAGCTTTAAAAAAACTGTGATTTGAGTCTTTGGTTAAATAACTATCCTCTTTACCGCGAGCCTGCAATATAATTTTGGTAGCTGACATATTCTATTAATATAGAACGACACAATATTTATAATATTTTATAATTATTGTTGTATTAATTAGTGAACACTAAACCAGCCAATCCACTCATTATCCGTAAGACATTGTAGTTAAGGGCATATATAGACACTGTTTTATTCGTGTTCGTTGAATCATTACTATCGGCGACCGTTTTATAGCCCCAATTCTTACCTTTAGTTAATCCAAATGTTAGGCGTGCATTCTCTAATTTCGAAAAGTTTAAGGACCCAGACGGTTGGGTGCGTTCAGGGTATAGTGAAAAGGAGTACGAATAAACCCCACAGCCTTTGGAGTAGTCTTGATAATTTATTGCTGGATTATTGATACGCTGTTCAAACAGATCGACGTGGTCCACCCCAACACCCGAATGATACTGGTATCTCTGGAGGTTTCTATAGAATGACGCTGGTAATTCGTCCATTAGTTCTTTATTATTTAAACTTAAATTACAGTAGGACATTTGCTCTTGACCAGGTCGGTAGTTATTCCAGTAATTATATTTAAAACAGCCCGTATTGGTAAAATCGCCGTACCCCAATGCATTATAAGCCGGAACATGAATACCTTCTTTGTCTTGTATAGTCCAAAATAACTCTTTTACGGGATATCGAAAGCGCAAAGGAATTTTATGCCGAATTGAATCGAATTTACTACTCGCCCATAAAACCGGCAAATTCTTAATACGATTGTCTAAACTGGATTGAACCTGTGTAATAAGATATTCGTGTTTACCACTGGAAAAAGCCCTTCGTTCGTCCTCATCTAAATAAATATTTTCTAATAACAGTTTCACATTGGTAATTTTTATCGCACTGCTGACGTCGGCGCTCGATAGTCGGTCAACGTCGGTTTTTTTATTGAATTTTATCTCGAATTTAACGTCGGCGTATTGCAGTGCGATAAGTGGGAGCGCCAATCCGACGTCGGTATTAAACCAGAATCGTAATGGGATAGCCAGTCGTCGTTTGCCAGTTTCGGTAGTGTTCACCTGGATCATTTTAGCCAATGCGAGGCTTCGTTCGGGTCCTTCGCATACACTATGCCATATATGCAGCCATTCACTGTAATGCCGGTCAATTAGCTGGTCTCCTATATATAAATCGATATACTGTAGTAAGTTATACGCGAACGGTGCATAATTATTAGCACTTCCTGAATTACCTTTGGACCAACCAGAAGCATCCCAGTTAGATAAATCGTTGTAGTTTAGTTCACCTGCATTTCCATCCATGTCGAGGTCGATGCATAAATATGCCCTGTGTAGTAAATCCCCGTTTTTAGGAACTTGGATATATATTTTTTTACCCCAACAGTCTTCAGTGTTTTGCGAAAACCCAACCTCCTGAAAATCTACGGCAAAATTAGTATGCCGTTTATACACAGCTTTAAAATACGTAAATTGAGGGTTCCCTATCAAATAATTATCATGTTGACTTTTAACCGCTAATGCTAAATAACCATAACCCATTTATCATATACAAATATATTTTAATAGCTGAACAGCCTTAGTATTTTGTTTAATATATTAATTGCTAAACATATTTGTAGAACTTAATGGACCTTGACCTACTTAAACAAACATACACCGATAACCTCTGGAAATTACATATCGTTGTTCACCGCTTTAAATACATAACTAATCTCTTGTCCCCCAATTAAATAATTATATTGGTGACTTTTAACTTTTCATTTAAATATATATATTAATGATTACATATAGTAATGACTAAAATATATTTGCAGAACTTAACAGACGCAACCTATGAACGACCCGCGCAAACCTATACTGATAAAATACAAACCAAGGCGGCCATGAAAAAGAAATTAGAAAACTACGAGCGTGCTGACAGTATTGACACTGTCGAAATGGATACACACGTGCGCTATGTCACCTTGGATAAGGAACGTAAGCAAGTTTTTAGAACGGGTGGGCTATTAATAAAACGGCATTCAAAGTATGTTAAATTATCAAATGGGCGTCAGCAGTGGAGCGTCCAGAGATACCATTACGGGGACGACGAAGAGACGCCGATATTTGAAACCGTATTTTTCTATAGAATTTCCAAACAGGATGAATTTGATAAAAAAGAAGCCAAATACATTGACGTAATTAAACGCCAGCGAGCTGAAATAAAGAAGTTACAGAAGTATATTAAGACAAACAGCCGTTAGGCTCCTAATTCTTTTTGAATAGCATCAACTAAAAAACTCTTATTTTGGTCGTCGGTATTTATATTTAAACGCTCGGCAATATACACCAAATCGTTTTTTGATTTGCTTACCAAACCAGTGCGTATCGCACTTTCGTCGAGGGTGATTAACTCGTCAAAATTTTCAACTGGAGTCGGGATTTGACCGCCTTGTTCACGCAAGTCTTCGTCATAACTTTCTCCGGAAGATTCATCTGAGTCAGTAATAGTTACTTCATGTGGTTCTTCTTGTGGTTCTTCTTGTGATTCTTCTTGCGGTTCTTCTTGCGGTTCTTCTTGCGGTTCTTCTTGTGATTCTTCTGGCACCTCGAACATAGTAGCGTCGTCAGGTTCACCACTGTAACTATCATTACTGCTGTCACTGCTGCTTTCTTCCGAGGATTCGTCCGAATCAACCACGAGATCGTAACCGTCTGGCGTGGATATCGGCGATCCCGCGGCAGGCGTTTCTGGTGGCGACTCGAAGACAGTGGCACTGTCAAATTCTTCGCTCTCGCTGTCGCCAGAGGTGCTAAATTCATCTGACTCTGAATATTCGTCGTCTTCGGATATTGCGGCTACACCAGTTTCAAGGATTGGGGAAGACTCCGAGCTTGGCGTTTCGAACACGGTTGCACTATCTAAGTCGTCACTATCGCTAAAATCGTCAGAATATGTCTCGCTATCACTATCGCTTGCACTAAGTGCTTCTTGATCCATATCAACTGAGATACTGTCCAAAGTTTTCGCGGAATTTAGACCAGTAACATACTGAGCCGCGTTGTATTTAAGCGGTGTAATGGGTGCCATTTGAATGGATTGTGTATCACCGATACTGATTGGTAGTGAACAATCATGTGAGAGATAGGAATAGTTGGACAGTTCGTCGGTTGGACTAAAATTGAATAATTTACTTAAGGCTTTAGTAAAGATTTCTTTTGAAATACTGAGATTTAAACTCTCTAAATATGAGTCAAATTCTTCCTTGGTTATGACCCTTTCCATTTCACTACCATTTTGAACATTGTACACGCGGCCTATATTTTTATGAAAATTATATTCTACGTTATTTTCACTGTTTTTTTCAGAACCATTTCTATATATAGACGTCTTTGCCGAAGATTTAAACATTACTTTATATATAAAAATATAATTATTAACTATACGCTATTAATGTTTAATTAGTTGGTCTAACTGGAAATTTTGAACGAAAGTTACTTGGGGGGTTTAATGTTGGCTGTGCCGCTTTTAACCCAGCACGAATAGCAGAAATACCACCCTTTTTCTCGACAAAATACAGGATAATCAGTAAAATAATGATAACCAATATGGCCAATATTATCCCCATTAACGCTAAGCGATTTTTGTCACGTATAGTGTCGACCTGGGTATTTAAACAGGAGCAGGCATTATTAAACTCCTTTTCGGTATAACACCTGAAATTACTACCGTAATTACGATTATTTTTTTTAGAATTATTGGCGTTGTAGTATATTTTTCTGGCATTTAATGGCTGTAATGGGCGGGTATTATTGCCAATTTTATTATTTAGTGTATTATAGAACTTCGTACTACAATTTACAGTGTTCTCAAATATAATCCACGTAACGTCTTCGTCGCATGGGGCTCTTGGTAAAGACCCTTGGTATGAATAAAAGGATTTAATTTCGGGCAAAGCGTCAAAAATGTTCCAATTACTTGACGTGGAAATCGTCTTTAGTTTCCCAGGTTGGGGAAAATTCCCCGCTATCACGTCTAAAACACCGTACGATTTCGATGCAGACTCGTTTACGTCACACATAATCGAAATTATTAATTTTTTTCCAGTATTAGGACTCCTGTGGTTTAGGTTAATTTCCAAGGGAAATTCGTCTGAATCGATCTTATGGCACGACGGAGTGAAAAATGTTACTTGATCCAATTCAAAAATTTCATTGTTGTACATAACATACGACCCGTTGTCATATGCAAACACGATGTTCTTATTCACATTTTTTAATTCGCACGCCGAATGTCTATAATAGAATACTAAATCACACAACGCACCACAACTAACACTACTGCCAGTTTCTATATTAATGGGGGATTGACTGGTTCCTTTAATACATTTACTCATTATACGAACGATTGTATAATATAGTTATAAATTAAATTGGTAAATAAATAGATTGAAATTCGATAACACGGTTATTACAAACAGGACAATTCACCGAATCATTATCGTCGGTGACTGCGATGATTTGCCCAACACAATCTTTGCATAGGTATATGTGATTGCACGGTATGAGTATGACATCTATAGTTTTAGTAAAACAAACCTGGCATTTAAATGTATTAGACAAGTGTTCAATACGTGTTTCTAATAATTGAATTTTAGTATCAATTATATCATTGTTGGTGACTTCTTGAGAGGTTCTATTAAAGTTGGTGATGTATAGTTTATTTAATCCAAAGTACAATTTTTTTAAATTATTGACATTCGCAGTGCTTCTTATTAACCTGTCACATACTGTTTGATTATGACGTATTAATAAATCGTTTTTGTCGGATAAAATCTTCTGTTTCGCCATTATATAATTTATATCTTTATTCGTGGATATGGTGGATTGTATAATATTTAAACGGTGATTCGTATCGTCGATGTCATTATTAAAGTGTGCCACCGTTTTCGACAGGGCTTTAATCGTTTGTTGTAAATTTTGAATTAATTCATTTTTATGTTGTAAAATATCATATAAGGCATTTTCCTCTACGTCGGTTATTGATAAAGTGTTTATTAATACAGGAACTGATTCATTAGGTAAGTAAGATTCTGGGGGCGAGTTCATACTTATTAATATAAATGGGATATAATTTTTTATCACTTAAAGATACAAGTATTAAATAAAGTAGTAATGGCGGATAATACAGAAGAATTTTTTGAAGATATTGATACATTTGATGATTTAGAAATATCAGAGGATCTACTAAGAGGAATTTACGGGTTTGGATTCGAGGTTCCCTCAGCTATACAAAAAAAGGCCATTAAACCTATTATTGCTGGAAGAGATATTATAGCCCAGGCCCAATCTGGTACGGGGAAAACTGCCAGTTTTTTAATTGGTTCAATGTCGAGGGTGGATAAAAGTAATCCGAACGTCCAGGTAATAATTATTTGCCCAAATCGGGAATTAGCGAATCAAATCAAATTCAATTTTGATGCCTTTAATACATATTTGGAATTGACGTCGGCTCTTATTATGGGGGGGACCAGCGTTGAACAAAATTTTAAAGATTTAGACCGGGGGGTCCAAGTAGTTATTGGGACTCCAGGGCGGATTTACGATATGATGCGTAGGTACGCACTTAAAACAAATTCATTGAAGTGCTTTGTAATGGACGAGGCGGACGAAATGCTGTCACGTGGATTTAAAGACCAATTATGTGATATTTTTAGATTTATTTCGAGTGATGCGCAGATCTGTTTATTTAGTGCCACTATGCCTGAATTCGCATTAGATATCACTGGGAAATTTATGAATAATCCCTTAAAAATACTGGTTCAGACGGATATGATAACCTTGGAGGGTATTAAGCAGTATTACCTCGGCGTTGAGGAAGAGCGTCATAAGATAGCAACACTATATGATTTATACGAACGCTTGCGAATTAAACAAACAATTATTTTTGTTAATTCCAAAAGAAAGGCTGATTTTTTAAAAGACCAATTGGAGGCCGAGAATCACGTGGTTTCGATTATTCATGCTGCCAAGACACAGGTCCAACGCGACGAAACCATGAAAGATTTTAGATTGGGAAATAGCCGCGTTTTAATCGCGACTGATATTATCGCTCGTGGCATTGACGTGCAGCAGGTCGAAGTCGTCATTAATTTTGACGTTCCGAAATTTGTTGAAACCTATATTCACCGCATTGGACGCAGTGGGCGATTTGGTAGGAAGGGTATTGCCATTAATTTAGTTACGGAGGAGGAGTTTGAGAAGCTTACTAAAATCCAGAATTTTTACCGAACTGAAATTACACCACTCCCCAGTAATATTAAATCGTTGATTGGATAATGCCCGCCGCCTGATCACGCTCTATAATTTATAAATCTTTAAAAAGTTTGATTTATATATTATTACTTCCATATGTTTTAATAATGGATTCCTTTTTAAAAAAATACTCGCAGTTGGCCAATAAAAATACAAATATTATCATAACTCTGGGTGCACGCGAAAATGACTACGTATTCGACCGTAATATTTTACCAGATACAGTCCATAAGATAATCGCTTATTTAGCAGAACATTATAAGATCCGCAAGAAGTATTTCACAGAGTGCATTTATAACAAAAACACCGACCAAATCATACATAGTAATAATGTAGTGACTCATAGTATATTACACGACACTGATATGTGGTGTGGTGAAAAATACCTTTTAGTAAATCGTAAATTCGTAACTGACAATCAGACCTTACCGTCACATGCAACCTACGATAACATCCGTGACACCGACGTCTTAGAAATGCTTGTAGACAATTCATTAATCTGCAGATTTACTGTGGACGGAGACTGTCATAATGTGTCGGTCATCGTTAATAAACCGTGTGCGCATGAAAAAATATCTACCATGTTAGATATTATTGCAGGATTTTTGTAGAAAATGTATATTTAATATTTGAAACGAATAGTGCTATTAAGAATTTATAAGTCTTTCTGCGGTGTAGTTTCGACAGTTTTACGTCGACGGCGGAGAGGGGGCTTTCATCGCTCTCTCCATAGCAGACAACTTGTGTGGCGTTTTAGGAACGATTGGTTCGGGTTTAATCAAGTTTAAAATATCCTCATGTCCAGTAAATAAACTGTCGGTATAGCGGTGGTCTGTAATATCCATATCCAATTTACCAGTGTCGTAATTTATTTTTTTATAAAAGGCGTATGGACATCGGTCGTTCTGGTATTCATCCAATCTATAGGAAATATCTTCCATGGTGATGTTCTTAAAATCAAACGGTTCGCAATTATTAATGAGCTGTATTGAATTGGTTCCTTCTTCAGTCGCTTGATGTTCGGCATCCAACGTAGTTGTTGTTGGTAAATTATCACTCAATGACTCACGGCATTGTTCCCCAAGATCTGAATAATAATCATAAAATCCCTTATGTGGAATAATTCCCGTATTTAGTGGCAGTAATAACGTACTGACAGAGTCCGCTATTTTATGGTCAAAATACACACTCACTGGGGGACTGGGGTCATCGCAATTGAATAGTGCAATAATGTTATTATATGGGGTTATACCAACGATATCTTTTAAATCCCTGATCTCCTCGCCGATTATAAGTGTAATTCTACTTTTAAAAAGTCCGTTGGGCCTCGAGATTAGGCATTTTGCTGTATTGGTTATAAATACTCGGATAACAATATATCGAAAGTTGTCTAATATTCTGATTATGTTGGGCTCGCGTATAGATTCGCTCAATATTTCCTTTTTCCAATTTTTCTTGACGTGAAGCTCCGTATTAGTAAGAAGATTAAATAATTCAGAATCTTCATCGGCGCATAATTCCAAGGATACGCTCATAAATCGTCGCATAAATCGTCGCATAATTATTTTCACCACGTTGTTCAATTTGCTTTCCGTTTGATTACCAGTATACCCCATGTCGTCGGCATCTACATAAATCATATTTAACCCGTATTTACTAAATAAATAAGACTCACTACCCATATCTTTTGGTTTTAAATGGGGTTTACGGGTGTTAATTAAGTGTATTAGAATTAGTGATATCCAGTAATTCGATTTTGTTTTAATGTTCGCCGGTAAAATTAATACATACTCGCGTTCATTAAGTTGGGATTCTAATTTTTCTAAACAACTATATAATGTCTCAACAAGTTCATCATGTGGTATGTATCTGGTATTGTCTATTAAGACCTTCGCCAAATGTTTCCTGACAGGTGTTAATTGAGCATTAACCCAATCAAGTGCCGCCGATTGGTCAATAGCGTGCTTACCATTAAATGGTGGGTATAATAGTAATTTTTGAAGAGACCGATTGCTTAGGCTGTTCATAGTATCATAGTATGTTTGTCCCACCACATCAACACCAGACGTATTTTTAGTAGTGTCATATGCGGAATTAAAAATAGTGTATATCTGTTCAAAATTATCCGATATGAAATCATTATACCGCACAATCAGTGCCACAATGTATTCTTTTTCTCCTTTGGACAGCCCACCCGCAGCACCTCGCCGCCGCGGGAGGTCAAGTATGTTACTCTCAATTAAATTTTGTGGATTACTAAGCATGGAGTATTTTAAAAATCTTCCTCGGCCGCGAGCCATACAGGCGTATTTGGTTTGGTCCTCATAAAGATATGATGGGTCTTCCAACAGAAAATTTGGGTCCTCAGAGTCAAGAGGTTTAGCACTTTGCTCGCTCTGGGATATAGTATATTTTTTTGGGAGACTCTCCCGTGATGCCCCCCCAATTAAATTCACAATGTATTTGTTTAATATTTTTCGGCCGATGACTGTAGTAACACCTACTTTGACTCCCGTCTGGGGATCGGTAATAACTGTATAATTCATTTGTATTATATAGATATATATATTATCAACGAGTAATGTAATTTTTATCGCAACCGCAACAGAAGACTTTAATAAATATTTTGGCAATGATACTTCCTAAATCTTTTGAGAATTTTTTACAGCCCTTGCAACAACCGTCATCCGCATAGCAGGCGCATCCGCCAGCTTTTTCACACATTAAGCAACTAATAACCTTGTCCTCCACTTCTTGCACCGTAACACGCCCGTCCAAATTCGCATCTAAATGTTCCAATACGGCGTCATTAACCCCGTCGACGACCGTCAAGACGGTGGCCGTTAATTCGGCATTCTGTGAAATATTTCTTAATTGTTCTTGGACTTCTGGGGTAATTTTACCGTCTAATTCTTCGGATGATAGAACTTCCATAACTATTTCTAATATTTTCACCATGCGGTCATCCGCTGTGGTACCCTTTAAATATACGCCGATGTCGGCCGAGTTTTTTATTACACTGACCAATTCATTTACGACAGTTAAACATGTTGAATGGTCTAATATATGGGTATCCAAAACAATCATGTGGGAATTAAGAATAGATATTACTGTGTCGGTTAGTTTTTTTTTATCTTTGACTGTAAGCATTTATATTTATTATTGAAGTATATTTAGATAATTTTTTATTTTTTTAATCTTATTATAATATACATGCAACTTAGTTTTTTTATATCGACCGTTTTATATTTGGCCTTGATTTTATTAATCCACTATAAGATCCGCGATAAATTTCCAAATATACAAACCACAGAGCAATTACGGCAATCACGGCAATCACATCAATCACGGCAACCACGGCAATCAGACGATATAAACTACGATGAAGACACTATAATATCATTGGATGACGTGGATAAAGATATCGACAGTAAAACAATTCAAGATTTAAAACGATTTTTGGCTACACCGGAATTAGATATCACCGAAAAATTTTCACCAATAGTTGAACATTCGGAATTGGATAATTATTTCGATCAACCAACCGGCACTCCAGACGAAGCTGCTGAAATACCAACAGCGGGAGAATCTGGAGAAAGTTGTGACTCTGGTGCAGTGGCACCTACTGAAGAAGCCTTTGAAAATATTGCGGCATTTGACGATTTTGGGGGGTATCAAAATTTTGCCCAAGTGTAAAAGCTACGTTCGCTTCTTCTTTTGGCGTTCACATAATAGTATATTTGATTGTATTGCGAATTTTTTATTAGAGGCCAGTATTTCATTGACACTGTGTCCATTAAAAAAATCAATAAATGCTATACCCAATAGTTTAGAATTATCCATCTTATTTTTTAAAATGGTTATTTTACCAATTCCACCAAATTGATTAAAAATATTTTGCAGACGCTCATATACAAACTGTTTATTAAGATATTCTGGGATATTTTTTATAATTAATGTGGAACTCTCGTTTGTGCCACTTTTAGGAACCTTGTAGGCTGTTGTGGGTTTTTTAACCTCTTTTCCAACGCGTGCTAAAAGCGAATCGCTAACTTTAAACATTTTAAATCCGTTCGCATTCGTGATTGTTTGGATGCCTGACGGTTTTACTTGTGGTTTAGAGATTACCCACTCATGTGTATCGCGACTTTGATATAGCTTTAATTTTTTTTCTATTTTATAGTACTCTTTACGCCGCGCATTGTTATAGTCCTGAATGTCTTTATCAGGGGGACAAATCCAGACGGGTTCGCCCATAATAACGGGTGTATTGTCGTCCTTCCCATCACCAAATCGCCGAATGGTTCTACCCATAGCAAGCTTATTTACTTTAAGGGAATATGAATACTGCACATCAATAATTAATTTCGACTGCTTTAAATAGTACATCCGCTTTTCTTGTATTCGGTGAATGTTGTTACCAACGTTATTATATAAATAACCTAATAAAAATTCCAATTCCTTGGGATCAGTCTTGTATTTTTTTAATTTAATATTACTATATTGGTCCACAGTAAATGGTCCGATATGTATAGTTTTTATTAGTTTGGACACCATTATATGTACTATAATTATTATTTTAAAGTAAATATTAATTTAAAATTGATTTAATATTTATTATGAAGGTGTTGAAATAAAATGAACACCACTAAAATTAATTATTGCAATAATAATGGTTACTTAATTAAAAACAACCGATGTAAATTTGAAATTCTACAAAATATTAACAAAATTCTAAAATATAATGCCTTGGATACCGATTTCAAAATTTATTCGGATCGATTAACCAGTAATTTAAGAAATAAGAATGTCTTAGTAACCTATATATCAACTGGTAAAGAATGTTTAGTCTTTCTAACGAAAATTAACGGTGAGCCAACCGCTTTAATTATAGAGAAATCCATTAATACAAATAGTCTATATCCCAAAATTATTGCGGTCTCCTTGCATTTTAATCCAAATTTATATGGCGGTACATTATTAACTGCTGAATTATACAAGTTTGATGCGGATTCATGGTATCTAATTATAGATACATTACTAATATATAATGGTTTTAAAACCACCTATTCAAATTCCAATAACATTAAAATGATTAATCAAATTGTTTCTGGTATGCATTATAAACCGATGGATTTATGCAAAACTATAGCTAAGACCTTCGTAAAACCGACAGAGGTAAATCCACTACTAGACGGAAATATTAAACTGAAAGGTCTGAAGTTTATTAACAAAACACCGATCTACTTCTATTTTAATAAACGATTTATCTCGTATCCGAAGGTTACCGCACTACACCTTTTACCAAGTTCAATAGATACTACATTGGGTGCCTATAAAGCAAAATTAATGCGTAATACTAAGGCGGTTGATAGTATAATTTCTGCGAAGATTTCCCCCGAGTTTATATTTAGGCTTCGCCAAACCGACGATTATGGCATTTACCATTTATTCTGTCATAAAAAGGGTTCGGAGTGTAATATGGGTATGGCCAGGGTCTCCACTATAGAAATATCCACCGAATTAATCGGAAACTTTGCGGCACGCCGTCCAGTATATGTAAGTAGTAGCTACAATTATCGGTTTAAAAAGTTTGAAATTTTAAAACTGGTACGGCCACAAACGCTATCGAATTACGCGGTGATTAAGTCTTCTATTTAAAATGTATGATAGTTAATTTTTTATTGTAATAATCTTATATTATTATAATAATGAAAATTAAGATATATCGGAGTTTAAATAAAATTTCTTCCCAGACGAAATTTATAGAGTCGTATCAATGGCCAATACATTTTACGGCGGTTAAATCAGATATGGAGATTGATACTGATCGCTATTACGACATATTGTTAGAAACCGAGGTTGGTGTACTACAAGGCGTCCCCCAACTGAATACCAAGGAGTTCAGTTATTTGCGTGAAATTAAGGCGAGGTTAGATCGAAAAATCACAGTATTAGAGGATAAATTATTAAGAGAGGCCGATATTGCCAAAATAGTCGAATACAAATTGACATGTGTTAATTATTATTGTAAATTAATGGATATATTCCCCACATTAGACATAATAGAAAGAGTCTCGCTCATTATGGATTTTTTTGTGAAACAATACAACTCTTTAGATGGTCTCGCGGAGTTTCAAAATTATTGGGCGGTATTTAGCACGGCAGTACATGAAAAGTTAACTGTAACGGCTGAGAGAATTAGTGGATTACTGGTATTAGATAATTACAATCGTTTAAATTTGGTCGACCACCCGTCTGAATTCCCGGAAGGGTATATTATGAATAACCGGGTGGGGTTTAGCGAGTTTATGACTAAATTTTCAAATAAGTCGATGTCACCGCCCCCTCGGATAATAAAAAATTATAATTTGTCAAAGTCGAACACGGCTAATCTGCATAATATAATTTTATCCACACAACAAAAATTTGTTTCGGATTATTTAAACGATAACACCCCATACCGCGGTTTGCTCCTATATCACGGATTAGGTTCTGGTAAATCAGGAGCTTCCATAGCAATAACTAATGGATACAAAAATAAACAAATTGTGATCCTACTCCCCGCATCCCTAAGAATTAATTATCTTCAAGAAATCGAGAAATTTGGTGAAAGTTTATTTAAGCCAAATTTAAATTGGGAATTTTTTAATTTTGATACGGATACTGTATTTGGTACATATAAATGGATTTCCGATACAATCGTTAGCAACCTTCCACAATTTAATGATTCTGAAATTACGTTCACTCAAACCGTGTACGACCGCTACGTTCAATATAAGACCACCGGCACGGGAACTGTGGAAGATAAAACTGTAGGAGCGAATGTACTTAATATAGAAACCGCACTTCGAAATAATCTATTTATGCACCTGGAAGAGCTGGGTATATCAAACGAGTTATTAACTAAAATCGTAACTACACACGACAGTATGAATGGTATATGGTTGTTAAATAATAATTTCGGCGTTGGCGATGTAATTCAAAATAAACTCACCAAAAATATATTCACAGTTGTTGGAGTTACCGCCCGAACCATACAACTTCGAACGCTGCCAGTTAACCAATTAGGCGGAGCTAAGTGTAGTCTATGCGGTGCCTTAGGGGTAACGAAACGAAACTGTCCTTTAAACGATTTGGCAGTGAACCCGAATTTTGAGAAACATTTGGAGGCTACTAAAATCTTAGCAAGTTCGACAGCTGAGCAGGCAGCCGTGGCAGCTCAGAGTGTAATTAGCGATTTAGATACAATGTCCTATCCAACACTTAAAACGCCGATTCAGCCGGATGTGTCAGAGTCTGGTGTAATTCATATGGATGGCGACATTGTAATTCCTATAACCCAGATCGAAGATTTTTTACACTACACCATACACAATAATTTTACCAGTGACGATAAGAAAAGCATATGCCAACAAATAAAAACAAGTTTTAAGCATAAGTGTAAATTATGCTCTTACAACGCGGGTGCATATACCGTAATCAACCTATTTCAGAAATTAATACCAAATTTTTCGGATCTTGTTCAGGGTAAAACTTCTAGTCAAATTACCACAGACGACATTGATGTTATAATGTCAAAAATTAACAATTCTGAAATAGCCAATCCGTTCAATGATAAAGTTGTTGTTATTGACGAAATTCATAATTTAATCTCACTGATTATGCCCAGTGGGGATTCTGTTAATTTTAACGGAGGGGTAATTTTTGAATTATTGGTACGTGCGGAGAATATAAAACTAGTGTGCCTGTCGGGTACGCCCAGTATTAACGACGTCTTTGAATTTTCAATACTATATAATATATTGAATGGTTTAATAAAATCGTTCGAATTTCAGCTATTTTCAAAAGAAACCGTTGTTTCGTTGGATTATGCAAAAATAACTGGATTTTTAGAAACTTACAACTTACTCGACCGCTTTACGGTATCCAAGAATGTAGTAAATATCACTCGTCTACCGAATAATTTTATAAAAAAAACCGGACCCGACGGAAACTATACTGGAGTGGAGAGAAATACACTTAATAACATGCGCGACGACGCCTTTATTCAGACGTTTTTAGAAGACTTCCAAGAGGCATTTCCATCGTATACCATACAGTTTCAAAATATTAATATTTACAATATATTTAACGGAATTGTCGATACAACCAAATCGTGGAATCAGCGGATTATAGGTGGTGGTATATTCGTATCTGAGCAAATAACCAACTTTAAAAACAATTACATTGATCAGGATGATAATTTAATGTATTCCAGAAACTTTAAAAACAATATTATGGGGATGACGTCTTTCTACAATGAGCGCAAAACCGACAACGAGGGTGTCAACATTTTTCCAGAGGTCGACACGGAAAGCGTAAATTTAGACTTCAGTATGTATCAATTTATAAAATACTGCTATGCGCGGGAAGAAGAGCGTAAAAAGGAAAAAATGTCCCGATTAAACAAGTTTATTAAGGGTTCGGCGAGCATAAAGTCGTCGTTTAAAACTACCACCAGACAGTTGAGTATATTCGCATTTCCACCTGATATAGTTAGGGTAAGTAAGAAAAATAGCTTTGATGTGGCTTATGTGTTAAACGAAATTGAGCAAATAATTATACAATTAGCCAGTGGAGATGATATTGGAGTGTTTAAGACGCCCATGCACGAAAAAATGTACGATCGTGCTAAGGAGTTAAAGGAACTTAAAAACTTGTTCTTATCGGAGATTATAACGACCGAAATTATTAGCGAATGTATACGTCTTACATTGGACCCCATTGAATTATTGGCTAATTACGTGCGGATGTTAAAATCCCAAGGAGTTAGTTCCGGGACGCCATCCTCACCCCCCACGGTATTGGGGATCAAGATTAAAATTAATATCGTTCCAACAGGGTATGTGCGCGACGATATGCTCTCGCTAATAGAAGCCAATCGAGATTTCTTGGGGAGGCTATGCAGCACAATTGTTGAGCAATGTGAGACGCACCAAAGACCCTCCACCCCACTTGACACCGACGCGATTATAGTTTTTATACATGCCGAATTCGACCAACACTATTTAACTTATAATCCTGATTTAGATAAAGAATCCATTCTTAATGATATAATATTTGAAGAAGAATATGAGGACGCTCTCGCCCACCAAATAGAGCGTTTGGTTGAGAGTGACGTTTATTTAGATTTAACCGCAGTTGTTGAGCAGGCACCGTATAATTTGTCATGGTTGTCCCCTAAGTATGTTAGTATTTTTACAAATATACTAAATACACCAGGTTCGTCGTTCGTATATTCTCAATATTTAAGTGCGGAGGGTATCGGTATTTTTACCGAAGTTCTAAAAAAGAACGGTTTTGAAGAATTAAAATGGTCTCGCCAAGCCGTTGGGGAAGTTGGTGCCCCTACTGTCACGGATACGGTTGACAAATATTCTTGGTGCTCGATTACCAGTGACAAGAAGGAGCAATTGGGGCAATTTATTGTAAATCCCGCACTGTCACCAGGTAATTTAGTTAGGTGGACGCGTGAAAATGCCGACCTAAAAATAATTTCGACGACACACCGTATACTTTCTGTGGATTCTATGCAGATTGTAATGACATCTGAATGTCAATTAGAAACCATGTATCAAAGCCGGGATTTTACGAAATTTAATACTGAGACTACGCTTCGTATAAGTATGGATCGGTTCGGTGAATTGTCACGTTGTAGATTTGTTTTATGGACGGGTAAGCAAACCAATACACAAGAACGGATCGATATTTTGAAAAAATTTAATGGTGAAGAAAATAAATACGGACAGGAGTGCTTAATTCTCTTGGCGACGTCGTCGGGTGCGGAAGGTATTAGTTTGAAACAGGTGCGTCAGGTTCATATAATGGAACCATATTGGAACAATGTTCGAAAAACTCAGGTAATTGGCCGTGCCCGTCGTGTAAAATCACACATGGCTTTGGCCGAGGAAGACCGCAATGTTAAGGTATTTTTATATGTAAATAAATTCGCGGATTTTCAGTTAGGTCATTTAGAAGCCGCGCAATTAGAGGACCCTGATATACTACAACTCATAGCGGATATTAATCATTTAGACGATAGTTCGGAGACGCGTGGTGGGAAACGCGATCAGGAGGATAATATACAATTCTTTCTAAAATTATTAACTAAATTTACACACGAAATTAACCAGGTTGATAAAGGTAAAAGCACAGACGAATATTTAACGATTATAGCAGGGCGAAAAGAAAAACTGCTAAATAAGTTTTTGTATATGATTAAGGAAAGTTCTGTAGATTGCGTTTTAAACTTAGACGAAAATCGTGATTCGGACCCAGTTGCTCTATCGGAACTTGAATGCCATGCTCCCGATGTCGTGTTGGATAATTTGGATATAAACGCTGGTTATACCTATAAATTTAACCCTCTGGTTAAGCCAGAACGTTCACGCGACGCTGAACTTCAAGATGAAAAAAAAACCCTGCGCTCCGCCAGTAAAAAATACCAAATTTTAAATTTTACAATTAATAATACCGAGCTTGGATTAGACAGCGTGAACCTTAAATGTGTATTGTTTCCATTAAAAGATAAGCGGGACATTCCAAATAATACCGTGCTATATAATTATTATTCATTCATTTCAATAAATTTTATTCAACCAGGCGAATTAATTAAAATTGGTAAATTTGTAGATTCGAATCTTGAATTAACGCCTGATTTTTTACAATATGTTAAATTATTTTCCGTAATCGACCAATGCGAAACTGCAGTTAAATTAACGAACCCCGAGTTTAACAGTGACTTTTTGGATGATGACCAAAAAATATTAAAATTTAGTGGGCTTGTAAAGAAAAAATATTTAGCACGGATTCGTGTGGGTGGGGCGGAGGTACCTGAACCCGTTGTTCCAGTCGTTGTTGTCGACACGCAATGGGAATGTCCCTTGTGCGATACTATAAATGAAGTAACCGATGCTCAATGTACGAATGCTGACTGTGACATGGAATTTGAAGATATATAAGCTCCAAGTTACGCTCAGGAAAAATTTTAAATAGGGAATTTCAAAAGCATATTTTAATTAAATAAATATTTATTTAATGAAAATTATACAGAGTTTATTTCGCAATTTCACTAATAATAAGCTCGTCTGTTTTAGAATCGGTATGAAGGCTAAAAAATCGCTTAAGATCCCGATTTATACGTTTTAATGTATCGGGACTTATTTGGTCTACTGGTTGATTAACCATATTTTCGAATTTGTAGGAATATAGCAATCTGTTATTTTTGATTTTTAAATAGGCACCCATGGTTGGGAATCCATATTTGTCGATTATAGTAGTAGTTATAAACGGTTTAGATGCTCGTAAAAAAAACGGCGTTATTGCCTCGTCGGGGTTTACTATTTCAGTTAAAAAGTAGCTCCAATGGTCTTTTTTATCGACTATATCATGGCATTTAATAAAATAGGTACCCGCCTTAATAGATTGCCAGTCATTAAAACGTTTCGTATCATCTAAATAATTTAGTTCGCAACTAATCCGGCTAATACTTTTATAGTCCTTTAGCTCTTGATTTGGTTCTGGTGTATAAATATTTTTACTTAATACTACGTATGGTCTTGCGGCTTCTTCACTAATTAATATAGGGTTTAAAAAATAAAATGCAGAGTCGATGACGAAAAATCCGATATTTCCGTTGGCATTATCGATTGGGACGGCTAATGCTACATGGGAAATATCCAAGAAACCCTCTCTTTGATATTTTATGGGAATTGTGGCCGGTATTAGACAGCTATTAATATTATACATAGTTTTCAAATGTTTTTTTAAATATAATGACATTCCGATGCAATTCCCACTATTTAGTTTGGATATAGCGTCCTTTGACGATAACTGTTTCAAAAAATATGGCATTGTTGAAAAGGCAATCTCTGTGTAGCACTTGGTCATCGATCTTGATATAGTATCTTCGTCGATTTGAGTTCCAATATTATTAATACGGATTGTTCGAGTTTCTAAGGTGGTGTATAAGTCTGTATCCATTAATATGTGTATATAAAAAATTTCCAACTTCCATATTTAAAATTTTATTTGATATAGAGACCCCCCAGATTGTTTGGAGAAACCACGTACTATAATTAAATCCAATTCAGATACAACATCTTAAATTTGATTCGATGTTAATGATATTTATTTAACGCAAGATGGCGTATACCGAGAATGGTGAAGTCGACGATAGGTTGCTTGGGTCGGACGAGTGGGAAAACTTCTATATGGAAAATAACGACATTTTTAATAAAATAACGGCACTGTTTATATCGTTGTTGGTCTATGAATCTCAGGAATTAAAACTTAATACGCAGTTTATTTCTACCAAACTGGGAAAGGAACCTAAATATATCCACCAAATTCTTGCAATTTGGAGAAAGAATTCATGTACGTTTTATAAAAACTATGGTAAAATGAATTATGATCCCGTGGTGCATCTTTGGATGTTTCATGTGGTAAAGACATGAATATAGTGAATTTAAATAAAAAATACTAAATGTGATTATCGTATTTTTTATCGAGCTGTGGGCAACGAATGATTGTATGGATTGTCTATGTTAGAAGGAGCTCTCATTGAATAACGCTGTCTGACTCGGAACTATCACTTTCATAGTCAGAACTGTCTGATATAGTTTCTAATTCCACAGGTAATGGGTGGATTATTGGCGGTATAGGAGTATCATTTTCGTATTCTAATTCCACAGGTAATGGGTGGATTATTGGCGGTATAGGAGTATCATTTTCGTATTCTAATTCGTCTGGAGCGACTACCAGTTCGTCGTCCAATACAACTTCTGCTAATGGTGAAACACCTTTAGTAACTACAGTTGTTTTATAATAGACTCCTATGGCAGCGACTATACCACACCCTAACAATACGGATACTATGATTGGTTTCGAAAAGATCATTTAATATATTTACATATATAAATTCTATTCTAACGCCTCAAAGTTTTTAGTATCAACACTCTTACCGCGTTCTAAATTTTTTTGTAAATACTCAATTTGATCACCACGCCAGTCAAAATCGCAACTATGAGAATTTGCCATCTTATGAACCGAGCAATATTTCTTACCACACTTACATGCCCATGTTACTATACTCAATTTATGATTGCACCCCACAAGATTACAGCGTTTTTTAGTAGACTTCTTCGCCTTCTTCGATTTCTTCGACTTCTTCGCCTTCTTCGCCTTCTTCACCCCTTCCAAATTAATTGTCTTCGGTTCCTCGCCGCTAATATTCACAATTTGCTGTGTTCCAGGTTTAATAGTAACGACCGATACAGACCCGGTTGTATTAATAATATTCATATTACTTATTATAAGACAACAAACTATTTAATCAAATTTGCAAAATTCCTTAATTTTCCATTCTGCGTATGGATTATCCTTTAGTTTGTAATTTTTAGCAAACTTGTCTAGCAAACTATTAACTTTAAACAGTATATATCGGTCAATTTGCGTACTATCTACTATCTCGTTCGTATTTACTACAGATTTACCACGTATATTAGTCCATTGATCCATTTTCTATATTAGTGACCCCCCTTTTTAGATATTTATTAATTATGATAGGTATCCTTTTTGTAACGGACGTACAGTATGGGCAACACGCGGGTTTATTTAAGGGCGTTCCATTTATTATATAGGTTTTTATGAAGGCGCCATACGAAAAACAATGACCACAATGTAATTTAAGAACCGAGTCATATTTGGATTTAATAATATCCCTCAAAGGTGTCTTAGATATGTAACAATGCGAGTTGCTTAGATTTTTTTCCCTCGTGATTATTTTAGACATAAATATTAGACGGTGTAATTATTTAACTAATTATTATTATGGTTATATACAAAATACATAATATAGATATGGATAGGTTTAAAATAAATAAACCCTATATGATTTCTGATAAAAAAATAATTTTGTATCCAATCGAGTATGATAAACATTACTTTATGCTTCAAACTCCAAAGGCTGTCATGTTTAAAAAATTACAGGGACATATTTCGCAGACGACTAAATTTTGTAAAACCGCCTTGTTATTTGAACAATATAAGTTTTCTAAATTAACAAACAACTTTATACAAGGCATCCGTGACATTGAAAATTCCCTCTTAAAAAAATGCAATGGTGTTGACCATAATACATATATACGCAGTCTTAATTTTACCAATTCCAATGAGAATTGTTATTTTAATATGCATGTACAAGCATTTGACGGTAAGTTAGTATTACCTATATTCGATTATAAAAAACGCCCGCGCGAGATTAGTTATGTAGTCCCAGGTTCGAATTGCATCTCAATAATATATTTAAAAGATATATGGATTTCGAATAACCGTGTAGGTTTTAATTGGATTTTAATACAATCGAAAGTCTATTTACCATTTATGTATATAAAACGCTGTTTAATTTCAGAAGAGGTCCCTATATCATTAAAGAAGGCCGTGGTGAAGAGTGAGAGGGGGCAAGATCTAACTAAATATGATAAAATGCTAAAATTCGGGGTTCCGTTGGAGGTCATTAAAATGGATTTAAAAAAAAACGGTATTCCATATAGTTCATTCGAATGTTCTGGTGCCGTTGGAGTAAAGGATATAGTATCCAGACCAGTGATAAATCCACTGATGCTAAAACACATAAAATTGAAGAAGGTCAAGAAACGTAAAAAAAAACCGATTAGAGTATTAAACACTGACGATAGTCGCTATCGTCCCCCGAGTTCGTCCGAACTAAAGTCGTTATTGTTAAAATTAAAAAGTTGTCCCACATAATTTAAAAAATAGTTGACTAAAATGGCCACAGACACCGTCGAAGTCTCTGTATAAATGATTCTCCTACAACTACACCAGTATCAATAACTGGTTGGCGCGCAGGTTGTTGAAACATACTTTTTCCTATATCAATATCTCTATCTTCTCGACACGTTGGACACTGGTATACAAACTGGGCCAATGACGTTTTCGTGTCCCTCCAGGAATTTATACACGTTATATGGTAGCGGTGTGAACATTTTTCGAAGGTAATAAATTCTTGGTCATAAAGACCGTTCAGACAAATCGGACACTCGACTGATAATATGGGATTTTCAGTCCCCCCGTGTAAATGCTTATTTAACATGAGTTTCTATTTTATAGTATCCTGTAATTATTAAGTGAATTATTACGAGAATTATTTCGTAATTTTAATTATTAAGCATATAATTATTTTGAAATAGGTTTAAGGAATCTAAAAACAAATTCAATGACTCGTTAATATAGTCGGGATTTACACAATTCTGCGAGTGGACAATAACCTTTTTAGTATCATACATAACCAACAAACTAAATAACACTACTGATATGTAAGATATTACTCTGGAACGCAACTGTCTACCTTTAGGATTGATAACCATTTCTATTATTCTGGCAATTAAAACACCAAGGACACCAATTAATAAATACGCCCCCCAATAATCTTTAACTAATTCAGGCATTGCGAAGACTACCACACTTAATACAATTAGTAATAAAAGGGTACTTAATCCAATATGCTTAAACAATACTTTATTATTTACATAGTAGGGGTATAAGAATAGTCCCAGTAAAATAACTTGAGCGATATATAAAAAATGCTTGGTAAAAAAGAATTTAGGGGGTGTAAAATATACGGCTACCAGGAGTGCCAGTGAGCCGATAAAGATCAGTATCGTTGATGGGCCAGAGAATATATCCCGTAAGGCCACTTTATTTTTACTCAACGTCACGTTGGTTGCCATAACGATTGCCCATGATAATATAAAATATAGGTAGGTATTTAATACGTAATTATCGCAGTGAAATTTAATAGGATTGAAATCTACTGAATTGGTAAAAATTCCTAAAACTACAATACCTATAAGTAGAAAGTGATACAAAATCTCTTTATCCATGTGTATTATATGTATTATATATATTTATTTGTTTCGACGGTTTTTTTATGAATTACGCTTATTTAAACTTAAAAATTATAAAAATTATAATACTTATATTAATGAGTATTAATATACTTAATAATGAATACTATTTCTATACGGACCCCATTGGCTTTGGTTCTTTTTCAACTATATTTAAAGGGGCTAATTATAGTGACGGTAGTACAATAGCTGTTAAAAAAATTAATAAAATAATAGATCAGCGTCATTTTAATAATGAAATCCAGTTAATGAAGACACTGAGTCACGTGAACATTATCAAATTACACGACGTAATATATAAAACGAAACGTGAAATTTATTTGGTTATCGATTATTGCAATGGGTGTGATTTAAGCTATTATATCGAGTCTGGGAGTAGTACGTTTGACAATAAATATTTCTATGAGATATTAACAGCTTTGGAGTATTTATTTATTAAAGAAATCTTACATCGCGACATTAAGCCAGAAAATATTCTTATACATAATAATATAATTAAAATATCCGATTTTGGTTTTGCTAAATCATTTGAAAAGAATGAGTTAATTACAACCTTTTGCGGAAGTCCTCTCTATATGGCACCCGAAATAATAATTAATAGAGAATATAACTATTCTTCGGACATATGGTCGTTAGGTGTAGTCCTATATGAATTATTACAAAAGCATCACCCTTATTCGTGTGATAATAGGGAAGAGCTATGGAAAAGAATCAAAAGCAGAAATCTAAACATAGAATTCGACGCGATCGAATCTAATAATAAACGCAAGGTAGTAAAATCCCTGTTAGAATTCGATTACAAAACTCGAATTAGTTGGAAAAAATTATTTAAAGATGTGTTTGAAATTCGCAACAGGTCCCATAGTTTTAATAGTGATCGACCTATAGTAATGACGCGGTCGGTATGCATCCCTAAAAACCCCCAACAGAATTTAGCGTCTTCGGTTTGCTATAATAACACTATAGAGATAGTTAATTATGAAGATTGTGAGGTTATTTCCAGTTCAGCTCCTAATTTGTTAGGTTCGTATTACATGAAAAAATATATAAAGGATGTAAAGACCGATCCGAAAGCAGATCAATTATTAGAGTCTGGGCCAGTACCGTGTCAGACGAGGGGTAATTTTACGAATTATTTAACTAAATCAGTTAGTACCATAAAGGGCTTTTTTTCCAATTAAAAATATCCCTCTTAATAAAGATTATGAAGAAAATTTTTTATAAAATATCAAAAAATATTTTTTTTGATAGTATTAAATTTAAGGATAAAATTTCCCTAATAAAAGCTGTTAAAGCCGATTGGGGTCGTTCACTGGTATTGATAAATAGGACCCGCCATAATAATTTCCATGAATTTTTAAATGACGTTAAAACCTACTATAATAATTATTTAGAAGTAATCCTGCTCCTATCCAACCAATGTGTGCATTTTTATAACTATAACAAGATATTTTCAATCGTCTCGAAGCATGGATACCATTTCTCTACAAAAATGGACACGACTGATGTCCTATCTAAAATATGTTCAGAATTCCAGTTAACTCCCTTATTAAAGCAGGCGGTGATAAAAAACACCTATAATATTTATAAAATAGAGGATACTTTAAAAATATATCGCGAGTTAAAAATTACAACAATTATAAACCTCTGCATTAATATACCAGTCTTAGTTGTATTAGATTTTATTGATAAATAACGCAGTTTTTAATTTAAGATCCGTGATTATCAAGGCTTGTTCCATTGCCTCGTAAATATTCTGTTTACATTCGACAGTAAAATCACTTGTGATAAGGTCTTTATTGTCTGCGAGTATTTTTTTCAGATCCTTGGAATTTTTAACTGGGCATAGGATTTGTTTTAACCCCGCCAGCTTACCACCCTCGACCTTAGATGATAGTCCGCCAATTGGAAGCATATCACCATTTAAATTAATTTCACCAGTTATACCTAAATCATTCCGTATAGGTATATTACATAGAAGGGATATTATGGCCAATGTAATGGCTGTACCTGCACTGGGCCCGTCTTTTTTCGTCGCTCCGGCTGGACAGTGTATATGAATCCCAAACTTATCTTTAGAATTTAGTAATTTTTTCATTATATCTTTGGGGACAATACTGAACGCAAGAGTTTTTGCCACCTCCATACTCTCTTTCATAACGTCGCCCTGCATTCCAGTTAATTTTAATTCTAAATGACTGGTTGTTGCGAATTTTCGGGATTCGATAATGGTGATACCCCCAATTCCAGCAGAGGTTGCAAATAAGCCGTTTATAGTCCCCACCTTTGGTTCGTCGTAAATTTGTAGGATTTCATTCACGTGGTAGTCATGAAAAATTTTTTCTATATACGGGGTAGTTATTTTAAACGGTATTATATTGGATTTTTCTAAAGACTGAAGATTAATATCTCGGTACAATTCGTACAACTTTTCTTTCAACTTACGTGCTCCAGCTTCATATGTATATTTTGTAATGATGTGTTCGATTTCCGAATCAGTTATCGTAATTTCTGAATCCGTGTAACCAATATTATCTAAAATTTCTGGGATCAAGTGCTTATTGGCAACCATTATTTTAGCTGCTTTATTAAGTGGTTTAATTTCTATCCGGTGTATTCTGTCTAATAAAATCCGATCAATCATATTTGGGTCATTATAACTAAAAATAATCATACATTTTGAAATATCAATGTTTACACCGCTAAAATATTTATCCATAAAGGCCGTGTTTTGAGATTTATCGGTTAAATGAGTCAGAATCCCTATTAATTCTTTACCATGCTCGGTCTTCGATATCTTATCTAACTCATCTATATATATAATAGGGTTCATACATTTAGACTCTATAATCCCGTCGACAATTCTGCCCCACGTAGACCCAACATAAGTGTAATTATGACCTTCCAATGTTGAACCATTCGACGATCCACCCAAGGGTATAAATATGAATGGGCGTTCTTTACCAAATTCATCCTTTAGGCATTTTGCAATACCCTTCTGTGCTAATGTGGTTTTTCCAGTACCAGGGGGTCCTTCAAACCCAAATATATAGCCGTCATTTTTCCCATTTATCCATTGAGCTACCATACGCTTAATCTGCAACTTGGCTTCGTCTAAACCATAAATACAATCATTTAAGGTATTGTCTATATCGGCGAAATATTCACTCTGGAGTTTCTTATAGTTATTAAAGTCATTTTCTATTAGTTCTATATGTTTTATAATATTAATCGTTTCTATAGATAATGGTAATATACTAAATGTTGTTTTTAGTGGTATTCGTTGGAGGAGGTTTTGTAATTTGTCACAAGGTATGTTAGTGGTAACCAAGATATCGATAAACGTATTCTTCACTCCTTTCGTGAGAACGACGCCCAAATCCACTAAAAGCGCTTTTATCTCCAGTACTTTAAAATGCTTTTTGAAGAATCGTTTCAATGTCGTTAAATTATAATGACTTTCTAAAGATATATTAGCGTGAATGTCAATTTGCCACAGTCGTAGTTTTTCAAGAAATTTATAAACTGATATCGGCGTTGTTAAACGTGCTGCTTCTGCCAAAATGGTAAATAATCTTTCGGTGAAATCCAGATGTGCGTCGTTCAACATATTGTTTTCCTCCAGTAGTTTTAAATCGTCTTTAATGAGATTGCGGTATTTGATACTATTCAGAATCAGCCGGTCCAGTTCGTATTTTATCCGGGACTTTTTATAGTTACCGAAAGGTATTTTAAGTAATCCTTCTAAATATTGGAGTGCTTTATTATTACTCTCCCCTGGTTTTCCAGAATTAATTACTTTTAATTTTGCCCGCGCCTTATTTTTGACAGATTCACTTGTTTTCATTAAGTGAATACGCTTTTCATACGGTATTTCGTCGGAAAGCTCTATATTTTTAGATGATATCGCAATTTGCTGATTGATATTTAAAATTTGTCGTATTTTCCAATGAAATACATCCAGTATATTTGCTAATTTAAAAACCTTATCCCCACCGTTTATTAACTCTACTAATAAATTAGCAATATAACCACTATTACTATTATTGGTATCCATAGCAAGGTTTCGAATTAAATTATATTTATACAGATCGTCCGATAATGCAAACATCTTTACTATTTTAGAAATATTCCACTCCTTTGATTTTTCATTGTCATTAAAGTTGGTAATGCACCGATTACAAATCTGCGACGGGCTGTATATACTAAATTCCGCTATCGATAACGTATTTAAATAGTTTACTTTAAATTCACCATTGATATCCAAATTATTAATTAAATTATCCACCTGATTAAATTTCTCCTCAAAAACTTTTTTCTTTGTATAACTATTCAAATGGTCATTATCAAAATATCCATATAATATTAATAACTTGTTGTTTATTGGGATGTATACTTTTGCACCCAACACCTGAATATGGATATTGGTCTTTGACGGTGTATATTTATTTACACTCGGTTTATCTAATTGATAGGTACTTAATGTAATACTGTTCGTCTTCACGTCTTGCCCGTAGGTATTTAATACGAAAGATATATTATTATTATTATTAGAAGTATATGAATTTATACTGGTGATGTTGAAAAAATGATTGTAATAGTCCAGGTATGGTATGTACGAATCGGGAATTTGTGTCTTATCCACAAATAATCTAATACTTTGGTATATATCAATTAGCCCTCCATAACGAACAATCTCTATTATTAATAATTTAATTTTAGCCATATCTAAATATAGTTTAAATTTGGAGATTTTATACAGGAATCTCGGGGTGAAAATACTGGGATATAGTGTGATTAAGTCGGATACACTGTTTATTGATTTAATAATTTTTGTATAGACTACATGGGATAATGTCTTCTCCTTGTAATTCAACTGTTTAATAATTGTTTGGAGTATACTATTTAAAAATTTAAATTCAACTTCTATATTATTTTTGAAATCTCTAAATTTTCTCCACTCAATAATAATCTTATTTATAGCCAGCGTTTTTTTAATTACAGACATTATAATACTGTGACAAAAAATTTTAATTATTATAAATTTGATTTACATAATTTAAATTTCCTTAATATAAAATCGCAACCTATATACTATGGTCAAAAATAAGGGTGGGAAAAAAACTAAAAGTAAATCGCGGAAGGGATTTCGTCAAAAGGAACTTAATATCAAAGATCTGAAAAAAATAGACGACCAGGAGTACGCACATGTCCTATTTGAAAAGGGGGACGGTCGGTATGACCTAATATGCTATGATAAAGTCAGGCGGATGGGAATTTTGCGCGGGACATTGCGGCGGAAGCATCGCGTCACCAAAGGCGACTTGGTGTTAATATCAATCAGGGAATTCCAAAACGACAAGTGTGATATAGTTGGAATTTATACCCAGAACGACGTCAATCGATTAATGAAAGAGGGTGAAGTTACCAAGAATTTTGTTAAATCTGGTGCACATACAAATGTTATCAGCGGTGACGTAGACTATATCTCGCCAAATAATGACAACGGTGATCAGTCTGGGGATGATCCGGATCGAGCCTCGGACGACGACACGGGACTTAATATTGGGGACATTTAAAATAAATTTGATGTGTGTTTTTTTTAAATAATGGTCTGTATAAATAATGGGCATCCCTAAATTCTTTCGATATATTACTACAAAATATACAGATATTATTAGCGACAATGTTAGTGATTTAGATAACTTGTTCTTTGACTTGAATTGTATGATTCACCCGTGCACACACCGAGTCATTGCACGATTTCCAGATTTGGTCAATATGTATAACAATACGATTAGTTCCCATTCGTTAGACAGTATAACGGCGTTTGAGGCGGAAGTTTATATCGAAATAGAATCTTATCTCAGGTACTTGATTGGGTTTGCCAACCCCCAGAAATTAATATATCTGGCTATAGACGGTGTGGCGCCACGGTCGAAAATGAAACAGCAACGACTGCGACGCTATAAGAGTGTACTCGAAAAAAATATGCGTAAAGTGATTGACCATAAATACCACAAAGCCTCTATAACACTTGATACCAATTGTATTACTCCGGGGACACTATTTATGAAAAAATTAAGCTGTTTTATTAAACGTTTATTGACAGTTATAAAGGCAGAACGGGGTGTAGCTATTATTTTAAATGATAGTGGGATAAAGGGGGAAGGCGAGCACAAGATACTACAATATATGAAAACTGCGTGTCGGGAAGAGGTAAATTGTATTTATGGATTAGACGCCGATTTAATTATGCTGGCATTGGTCAGTAATTGCCAGCGGTGCTTTTTACTAAGAGAATCGGTTCATTTTGGAAAAGTCGATACCGAAAAGCTATTATTTTTCGATATAGAATTGTTCAGTGACAAACTATACAAAAGTATAGAAACTCCGATTATGACTAAACATAAAAAACTTTTAGCCGATACACCAGAATATATACCATTAGAGTTAATTAAATCGCGAACAGTGCGCGATTATATATGCCTATGCTTCTTTATTGGAAATGACTTTTTACCACACTTAACAGGAATTGATATTAATAATGGTGGTGTAGATAAACTATTAGACATTTATATAGAGAATTTTATTGTAAAGCCGTATTATTTAGTCAATGAAGATCATACATTAAATTTGATATTTGTCAAGCAGATTATTAATAAATTGTATAATATCGAAGATGCTATCCTGAGGTCCTATCAAAAAAAGGTGGATAGGTATAAACCCCGTCTAAAATATTCCAATGAATATGAATTGGCTTTAGAGAAATTACGATTTTACCCAAAATTTAATAATGAAGGGGTCGTGAAATTTGGAGAAATTGGGTGGCGCGATAAATATTACAAATATTATTTCAATATTACTAATCATGTTAAAAATGAGTATATGCTAAATAATATTTGTAATAATTATATAGAAGGTCTCCAGTGGAATTGCTATTACTATTTCGATACATGTGTCTCTTACAGTTGGTATTACCAGTACTCAGCGGCCCCGACACTTAAAGACCTGAGCCACTATTTCATTAAAAGAGTGTATCCAGCAAAATTTATTGATATTGAGTTTAGTCCTTTAGAACAACTGGCAATTGTGTTGCCGAAAGAATCCAAACATTTATGGTCCAAAGCCTACGCTGAAAAAACTGACTCTGACGCCGAACTAAGCCTGCATTATCCGAAAACGTTTAAATTGGATTTACTAAACAAACATTTTCTATGGCAATGCGAACCCTTATTAGACGATATTAGTAACGAATCAATTAAAAACGTATTTGCCCAAATCGAACTTACAGAGACGGAGAAAATTCTAAATGCAAAAACTAAGTTATATATACTTTAATTCGAGTCGTCGAAATAGTATTTTCGCATGAGGTCTACCGCAGTTTTCAAATCCACGGAGTCTTCACCTTCAACGGACGATCCGTTTGCGGGAGACATTGGTAGTGAGGGAGATTGATTATCTGGCTGCAGCTGGGTCTCAATACCCACCCACCGAAATTGCCCATCCTCAAAAACCCCTCCATATTTACCATTTGCGTATTTTTTGATTGATATAATTTTACCGTGAGTGGATTCCATGACAGACTGATTTTTTATATTTATAGTATCTTTGGGTATCAGTAAAATATCGTCAATATTTTCCATAATTATAAATATACCCGTATATAAATATTGTGGTCGTTTAACGTATTATTAAAAAACTACAAATTAAATAATATATACTTTAATATAATGGTGAAGGATCAGTTATTTAAAAATTATCCTACCAGTGAATTATTAAGTAGTATATTCGGTGCCTTTGGAATCACTGAATTAGAACAACACTACAGTTTTTCTCGAAACGATCTAAAACATCTGCAAACAGTTAAAAAAATTAATATGTTAAAACCTTATTTGGAAAAATGTTATATTCCATGTAAGGCCAGAACCTATTTAAATAATTTAACCGAAAAAAATGTTGTTACCGTATTGCGACAGATGTTAAGATTGAAGGGATATTGCCTAACTTCGAAAGAGAAATACATCAAGGGATATAAATTTATTTTATATAGGCTGGAGAAAGCGGACCTTGGGACACCGTATACACCAATTAAAAATCCAAATTCCACACCCTCCCCAATCAAAGATACTAAACCCATTATAATAACATTCAATTAAATAACCTGTTGACAAATAGGACACTTTCTATTAAGAGTATACCAATTATCAATACAGGTTTGGTGGAAATAGTGCCCACATAAGGTATTACACCTGCATATATCAAACTCCGTATATATTTCATTACATATATGGCATTTTTCGTCCGCGTCGTCAATATCCTTATAAAGAATATTCGTGGTTTTATTTAATAATTCGCTTATCGAAAGTCTGTTAGGATATATATTTTCTATATTTTCTAAAGAATTAGCTATAGAATTCGTTAATACATCAGTAATATTAAATACATTGTTAATACCGTCCATATCAAGTTCGTAATCTATAGTGGCATTTATTTGCGTTGTATATAAGCGGTCTCTATCTGGATTGGGGTGTGTAACATTTAAACCCGGCGGTGGATCGATTTCATTGGCGGTACCCAGCAATGTTGTATTCGGAGGTTCCTGTGGCGGTGGAAATGTATAGTGTGGTGGTGCTCGTATGGGTAAAGAATGTGGGGGGGTGCTATTGGAAACCCCTAAAGGTTCTCGTGGAAAAATACTTTCATTATGTTGTTCGGCTGTGCTGGGGCGAGTGTTGGGTTGAGTGCTGGGTTGAGTGCTGGGATTAGTGCTGGGTTGAGTGCTGGGAGGGGAGGTAGGCCATGGTGTATCCGGAGCTATGTTATAATTATATGTGATTGGTCGTTCATAGTAATTAAATACCAAGTCGGTTACTTGTGGTATGCGTTCGAAAAGTGATTCAACCGCGCTATTATCCATAGTAATATTTATTAATAAGTGTTTTTTAAATCAAAACTAATCCAATCCATATTTTATTAGCTTTTTAAATAATAAATTACTTGATAATATCTCATGGAGGGTCATTGTCAATATACTATTATACGCGGGTTCTAATACCAGTGTCTTAAAATCAAGACACAAAAATTTAACTGACTTATCCAGAGTAATAGTATTTGAATACCCAAATAGTTGCTTATTATCCAATGGGATTCTATTTATTATAGTGTTATTTGAAATAGGCATATAGTGAATATTGGCGTCCTCGGTAAGATTACTTTCAATGAGGTTATTAAATGAATAGTCGTGATTCAAAGTATTACTGACCCGTAGTAGGTTATCCAGAATGACCTTAATTTGTTCAGAGTTTTTTATGGACGCTATATTGGTAAAATCAAAGCTATTAAATTTGTCATTATACTGCTTTGCACGCTCACAAAAGAAAATAAGTTTTCCCTGTAAATAGGCACTTTCGTCGAGATCAAAATTATTAACTACAATTGTAGAACAATTTAACCACACACCGCCATACTTATAAATTATTGCATATTTGAGAAGATTATCCCGTATATACGGAGATTTACAACTCTCTATATACGTTACATACTCTGGAACAATGCGTTGAATATCAGCCTGTGTAAAAACTAATATATTATAGGTTGGGTCTAGGTGTCTAGTAACAGTTTCGATACACAAGTCTATTATTGGTGGTGTAGACGTATAATCTTGCCTCTGGGTTATATAGTTATTGTATATCCACACGGTTTTTTTATTATGTTTATCAATCCTATTAGTTGTATAAAATTCGTTAGAACCTACATTTAAGAGATTTTTGTCTAACATAACCGTTACTATAATTAAGATTAGTAAAAAAAATATTTTAAGCATTATTATATTAGTATTTTTTTATCTGAAATAATCCGTAATTAAAGTACTCCGCTCGCGACGATTTTCCAATATTCGCAGAATATCTCTAAATAGTATTTTCGCCGCTTCCTTTCGCTTGCATTCTAACATATATTTAATCGAATCGTTTTTGGACTTACCCTTGTCCCGATACGTCCGGTATTTATTGTCAAATTCAAGTATATTTTTAGAAAATCCAGGTATGTCTTTAAGGCATAGTGCAAAGATTTGCGATACTGGTTTCATAATCTGGTTTGTAATGTAAAATTCATAATCTGGTTTAAGCCCATGTTCGATAATATAGTCAGGGTTCTCAATACGGTCCCCCTGTAACTTGCTTTTTTTATCAGTCTGAATATAAATGTATGGGATTCTGTCGTTAATTTTAGGTTTATTACCGGGGTCCCGCTCTCCTATTCTATCCGCCAAAACCTTGTGGGCAATACGATCGGGGTCTTTATAATATGACGCTAATGTTTTGGTTACAATTAACGTTTGCATCGGGTATACACCCTTGATTAATTTTCTAAGTGACTTTTTAAGAAATGTAATCGCTGGGTGGATGTCCTTATCTTTCATGAGGATGTCAATAATACCACCGTAAATAGCCTTTACGATCGGGGCATTATCGCGGCGCTTTAAGACAATTCCCATGCTTTTACGCTTATATTTATCGGGATCGTGCTCGTATAAATTTCCAACATAGCGTTTTTTACTCAGTAATATAAACGGGTCGAACGTTTTCTCATATTCTAAATTTTGGGGAGCCCGCAGAATTGTTCGTTGAATCTCCTTTTCAGTATAAATTGCCAATTCGATACTTTTCTTACGAGCATCCCGTCCCATTAATCTATTACCCTCATTATCAATACATTCGAATTCAACAAATATAGAATCTGTATCGCCATAGGTAAGTTTATTTTTTAAATAGCGAGTTGCACCGTTCGACAATATTTGCGGATAATTTTTAGTATTAATGGCAAACTCCTTCGCGATAATTAACCTTTCCCGCCCAACCGCTGTAGTAGAAGCGGCGATCTCCTTATAATATATATCACTGGTTTTGGCACCCAATTGTCCATACAGGGAATTGGCCGTCACCTTGAATGCCAATTGTAGACCGTCTAAAACATTCTTTTCAAACTCGTTATATTTATCGGCCACCAACAGTATAGTACTCGCGTCCAACGTTACATCGCCATCTTCAGTTTTAATGATCTGTGTATCGGAATCGTACAAGCCACAATATGTTGCCATATTCGTACTAACAGTCTTATACTTAATCTTCTTCCTAGCATTTTTACGTGCACTTAATAAATAATCTAAAATCTGTGGTATTAGACCTTTGGTTCCATCGCGATATTGCACGTAGCGCACAGTTTTTTCACCGACCTTTTCTTTTCCCTTGACGGCTCCACCAGGAGTATATAGTGATTGGAATCTGTCGTAAGTAACGTCTTCAAAATCATAACCTAACTCATTAAGTTTTTCACCTCCACCAACTCCTAAATACTGTTTATCAACTACTAAAGTTTCGTGCGACAAATTTACCTCAATCATTGAGGATGGATATAGTGAACTATAATCTAAAACAGCTATGGGACGGTTTATATAAATACCTGGGTTTGGATCCAAAACAACAGCCCCTTCGTAACCTTCCGTATCAAAAGAATCCTTATACAGGAAGGGTAATATATAATTTTTAGATTTAAGGAAATATGATACCAAACTTAAAATTTTAACACCTTGCCCACGGTGGATAATCCACGACAAGGGGTTTTTGCAAACATTAGCCATACCAATATTATTGGTTAATAATTCCAGTTTATTCAATATTTCAATACATAGAATGACGTCCATCATACAGTATTTGGCGATAACGAAGCGGTCGCGGTCACTGCCCTGTTGGAGTCTAAAAATATCTTTGGGGGAGACGTCGTCTTTACCTAAACACCATTTACAACTTTTCGATAAATCAAGTTCAATCTTATACGCAACCTCGAAACATTTGCGGTCAGCATCTAAATTGGATATTTCGAACTTCTTCCCTTCCAAATATTGGTTGTCTAAATAACCATCCAATATATTGAAGATAACGAAATTTTCATTATTGAGACCAGTCACCGACTTAGTAAAAACGGTTGTAACCTGCAAGTCTGCGTCGTAATCTAATCGCACTATTTCACCATTGATAAAATTAGCTGCAACCCTATCTAATTTATAGGATTCTAAATTATAGGCTTTTCGTACAAGCGGTAAGAGATCCATTTGTGTCCTACCTACAATATCAATGTATTCCGTAATAATCAGCTCGCCCGTATGGCTTTTTTTTTGCTTTGTTTTCAGTTTTGATTGAAATGCTTTGGCTTTGCTCATTTTAGAAAACTCACTCCAGATACCCGTCTCATTCGCACGCTTAAATAACCAAGGCATATCAAACCCGTCTGTATTCCAACCAGTTAAAACGTCGGGATCTTCGAATTGGATAATTTCAGTAAATCTCAATAGTAACTCCTTCTCCAAGTTAAAACATTCTGTGGATGCATCTACTAATTCGTCGCAGCCTTTTAACGTTAGCATATAGTTCTTGTATGGAATTTTACTACCATAATCAATAAACGACATTCCAATCTGAATCGTTTGGTCGCCTTTGACTGCTGGTAATTTATTAGTTAAATCGTCGGCTAAATCTGGGAATTTCAGTTCACCGTCGTCATCCTCTTGTCCAGAATAGAAGTTTATAATTTTGGTAATGTCGCTCTGCAGCACAAATTCTTCTGGTTCGGGTGGGAATTTATCGGTGATACGGCGGTACTCCCATTTATAGCGATCGGTATCGTGAGATTCCAAAATATCATTTTCAATTAGGCATTCGATTAATTCATCGTACGTTTTGGAGTCATTGAGTAAAATATTTATTTTAGAAATGCAGGCGATATTATGCTGTTTCACCAAGATACTGTTAGAACTATTACTGGCGGTTAAATATTCAGCTATTTTAGCCGACAATTGCTTACGATAACCTTTATCGATTTTACCAAATGGTTTGTTATATATTTTACTGATACCCAATTCTTCATCGCCTCGCTTAAATCCAGCCAATATGCATTTATTGACAAATTTAGCCTTATTCCCAAGAAGACCTTTGGGGTCAGATTTTGTCAACTTGAGAAAGGAGTGAAAAATTTCTCGAGCGAATTTAATATAGTCTTTTATCGGCAGTGGAAAGTCGCCGTGCGATGAGTCACACTCTATATCAAAGGCCATAATTTTAATTTTGGTATTTCCTCGGTCAGGAATCTTTTTAAGTTGTTTCCAATGTGTTCTGATTGTTAGGTCGGAGGTTGTTTCAACAGCGAGCCGCTGATATTTGCCCGCTTTTACGCGAATCCACCCCACTGTATCAATGTCTTTGTGGTGAATAAATTTTAATAATGGGTCTACCATATTGTCGTATAGATCCAGTACAGCATCTGGGATGCATACCCCAGGGATATTCAGTCGGGCCGGTTCTAATTTTACCTTAAAGTCTGTAACTTTATTCCGTAGTTTGTTTATAATTGCAGAGTATTGGGATTTGTTAATGGATGACGTTCGTAAACCGTCCTCAATCTCATACATTGTCATAAAATTATTTTTAAAATTGGCTTTAAAGTCCGCTTCGTCGGTATAATCCTTGAGTACACTATACAGGAATTTATTATAAATGGTTTTAGACCTTTTTTGAAATTTATACACTGCATTTCGCATGGCCCCCTTATTATTAAAGACAAATCTGACAAATTTATGATTCGCTTTTTGATCAAAATTTCGGAAACTATGTCTTTTGGTTATAGAGGCTCTCAGTAGAGATGCTTTATATTTAAACTGCATTTCGTCCCTAAGCCAATCTGTCAGTTGACCACATTGTGACTTAGTAAAGTCATCTGGAACTTTCACGTAAAAATAGGGAGTAAAATCTTCGATTTTCAAGGTATACGTGACACCATCGAGATCTTTTCCAAACATGGTGACTACGAATTTGGAATGGTCTTTCCTATTATAGGCATTTTTCTCGGGCTTTTCGGATTGTTCGTCCAGTAACTCGTCCCCTGAAAACCAGCTTATTATTTGAAATTCTATAGCAGAATTCATAATTAATTAAAGTAACTTTAATTAATTAGTAATCAAATTATACATAATATTATCGACAGTATAACTATTACACCATATTATAGAAATAATACTTATTCTGGAAACTTATTATTTATAAGGTGATAAATAAATTTCTCATTTGATAATAGACTATGAACGATATTGTATTCATTGTAAGTATCATTGCGTTATTAATCATTTTATTTCTATATTATGAACATAAATATTCCGAATTAACTATGGTAACGTCCAGTATAAATGATAAACCGTATTTAGTTAGAAACCGCGATGATAAGTTAGCGGCGGCCAACATGCTCGCCACCATAGTTAAACGCATTGATATACTAATCCAATATTCTATTAAACATAAAAAATTCAACCGTTTAGTTAAAAAATATAATCCAAATAATATATCAGAGTCATTGTCTAACTCTAAATATACCTCTTTTTCGGTTAATAAAGGCGAACAGATTGTCTTTTGTATTAGAAATAAAGACCCCAAACAATCTATAGTGGATTTAAACACCTTAATGTTTGTGGCAATCCATGAATTGGCTCACATCCTATCAAAATCAGTTGGTCACAATGACGAATTTTGGGGTAATATGCGTAGTCTATTGAAAGTCGGTATTAAACTGAATATATACACACCAGTCGACTACTCGAAATACCCTACACCGTATTGCGGGATCAACATCACCGCGACACCTTAAATCATATTAGTATATTTAATACAACGAATAGGGTTATTAATATCATAACGTTAACCGCATGGTTAGCTACTTTCCGGGTTTTTATGTTTAATCTCCCTACCCGTAATATAGCCGGGTCCATATTCCGAACATACGTGTAGTATACGTTGGTGTTGTAGACGAGGGTATATATTATACTGGTGATAATTAAAGACAATACCAGTATCCCAACTTGTTTAGTTATTAGTGCGGCTCGAGTTCTCCCAAACAGCACCTTATAATGTGACAATTTTAATGGAGTAAATTTCAGTTTAAACCCGTCGATATTAACTTTGTTTAAAGGTGTTGGTAAGATATCAGTCATAATAGAATGTAATATATAATGATATATAATTTTAGTGAGCAGGTTAGCAAATTAGTATTTATATTTTCTATATATATATTAATTATGGAAAACGAATACAGCAAGTTCAAAATAGTGAGAGTAATATATAACTATTTTAAAAACACATTGAGTAAAAAACATACATATAGACAGGTATTAAATAAGATAGACTTCAATGAGGAGGTCCTATCACCGTCTATTGCAACCGCTTTGGAGGGGTTCTACACAGCCCCACCAAAAGCACTACAAATACCCTTTATTTTTATAGGGGATTTAAAAAAATATCCGTCCATCACAAAAAAAATGTTAGCAAACTTTACAAAGTTTCTATTAACAAAGAAACCTATAAATAAATTTAGTAATATTAAACTTTTTAAAGGGGTATTTGGGGTTAATTTCCTAACAGACTGGGATATTATTGATTCTGGAGGAGTGTATTTGTATCCAACCGTATATATTACCGACAAATACATTAGTTATCTTAATACGATCGACGAGATCGAACATATTGTATGTGAGGCGATGCGTAATGGTCTAACAAGTATTAAAACTGTTAATGGTGCGAAAAACAAACTGTTTAGTCCAAATAAAATATTAATGTATACAGACGCTTATGTGGACGATAATAGTTTATTAAATATACAAAACAATATTATATTACAGTGTAAAGACAGTGCTACCGATTTAAAGTTATTTATAAAAATGTTACAAGTCTATAATGTCCCCAAGTTAGTAGTCACAAATTTATTAAACACTATGTACGATGATCAGTTTACCCCAGAACTGATACCGCCCATAGTTCAAAACCCGATAATTGCACACCTGATTAAGACTAATATGCGTTTTCGCCCGATCACCATTCAAAAATTTTATGCCCCCCCCAACAAGTTTGGAGTCTTTAATACCAATATTGATTCTAATCTCGCAGCCTATTTTGAACACGACGCTATATACACAATGTTCAACAGTCAGGATTCTAAAAAATCTACAAAATTACTTGGTGACGTAACTAAAACAGAGGTTTTGTATATTTATAATTATAACAATGTAAAGACGTTATATAACGACGCGGAAATTTTGAATTTTTATTTTCCGTTTAATTCGAAACCAGATACCGAATTCCATTATAATTCACGGTCGGAAGACATCGATTCGTTGTCAATGAGTGCAGGCGATAATTTACAAACTAATATACTGGTCGACATTAAAAATATATCAGTTCTTTCATTAAACCAGCACCCGCTAATATATCTTTTTAATAACTGTAAATTATCAAATGACGTACCCTTTGTGAAATTCAATGATATTCAGGCTGACAATGAAATATATAAACTTTATCGACCGATGTTAACCAAAGAAACCAAATACCATAAACCACAGATTAGTCGAGAATTATTAGATAATTGGTGCAAGTATAATAACACTTTTTTCGATGTTGAAAACTTGCACAAATTGCAAGAAAAATCCACAGATAAGAGGCGACGAGGTGAGCTTGTAAAAATGCCTCAGAATTATAATAAACACGCTCGTCTTTGTTTCAAACTTAAATTGGGTGATAATTATACAACGCAGTACTTCAGTGGTAAGGTATATAATTTCATTTTAGACGATGCTGGTAAACGGGTGGCGGTAAATATAATGTATAATTCAAAATTAATATACAGAGAATTTAAAACCGTTTGGAATTTATCCGAAGAATCCTTAAATCTACAGGATATAGTTCCGAATCAGGTCGTGAAATTTAAAAAAAAAACCGCTGTATACGCGGACGTTATTTTACACGATATTGAAAATGATGGTAAAATAATCGTTAATATTCAGGTTGATATGCTTAAATTAAAAAACTTTAATATATTTTCCTCCCAAGAAATAGACTTCATTAAGACCACGAACGCTTTTCTTGACAAACACATATTTAGTAACAAATTCTACACTAAAAAATTTGTGGTATCATACAACGACGTGAATACACCCTTAATTGGTATGGATCCTTACCATAATGTGTCGCTGTATAAAACCCATTATCATTTGTATATTCAAAGTTTCATGGCGTGCGTGAACATTATTGAAAAACCAGATGCATATGGTATTACAAGTATGTTCCATGACGATGTTGGGCGAGTGAAGATTCTGGATATTTTACAGGAGTTAGCACCCTTTGTTGCGTTGGACCCGAAAATCACAACATTTGATATAGGCGAAACAGTGCAATTCTATAAACCTTCGAATACGACCCACGCTACACAAAGTATAGCTGGTCAGTTGGACCAGGTGTGGCAGGAGGATACACTTGTGGAAAGTTTCGACGAAGTCCGAGGATTATATACACTTCGTATAAAAGAATCAAACAAACTTATTGAAGGTGTGGAATATAAATATATGAAGCGGGGTGACAAAGAATTAATTATGTTTAATTATAGAACCTCCACAGAAAATGACGAGGAGATAAATAAAGTCGTTATAGATTACCATAATACATATTCTGTCTCTTCAAAGACGTTTTCAACTGGATATGGGATCAGTTGTATAGTTACCAATTGTTCTAATTTTGCGGCAATGAGCTATATAGCTAAAATTTTGCGAATGGTGTTCAAAAGGTATGACCTTTCTACTACCAAAATCTCTGATAAAACTACCCCAGGGTTTGTGGAGTTAGTTGAACCAGATGATTCAGACGACGGTGTGTTATTTAAAGGCGATGGTGACGACGACGATGTTATGGACGATTCGTCTGG